CCCTCGCCATCTGGAACCGAACCACCGAAAACGACCGTTTCACCGCCTTCTCCCGACCTGTAGACGGCGGATCGATTTTAGACGAAACAACTCAACCTCATGGGAGCACCAGACGAGTTCCATTCCGACGCCCATCCAGATGCCAGAGAGATTACTGGTGACCGGAAGTACGGCGAGTGGGGTCAGTGTATCGCGACAGCGAAGTCGACCAGCGACCGTTGCCGCGGGTACGCCCAGGGCCCCCACGGAAAGTGTAGCACTCACGGCGGGTCTGACGACTCTGGAGCACCCGAGGGCAACACGAACGCCGAGGGGAACGATGGAGGGGCACCTGAAGAGAACACGAACGCCGCCGACCATGGGGCGTACTCGGAGAAGTTCCTCGACGGCTTCGTCGGTCCGGATGGGAAAGAGCGGATCGAGGACGGATACGACCTGGCCGAGGATCCCGAAGGGGCCCAGGATCAGGCCCGGTTGATGGCCCAGGTGGCTCTCGAGAAGTTTCGAGTCACCGGCGACGAGCGGTTCCTTCGCCGGTATGAGTCCATCTGCGACAAGGCCGGCATCTTCCCGAACGACGAGATGACGGTGAATCACGAGGGGCTCGAGGACGCCTTCATGTCGAACCTGAAAGACTACCACGGGGGTGACGACGATGTCGAAGAGTAATACTGCCACCGGCGCCGGCGGCACCGTCAACGCGCCGAAGCCCCCGGCCCACTACGCGAAGCGTGCCGACGCCGGCGACGAGACCTGGATCGAGGACGCTATCGAAGACTACCTCGGGATCAACCTCGGCCAGGCGCAGCGCCAGATCTGCAGGGCGGTCGCGACCAACAAGCAGGTCCTCGTCGTCTCCGCGAACTCGCTGGGGAAGTCGTACATCCTGGCGGCGATCACGATCGTCTGGCTCTTCTGTCGGTACCCCGCCGTGTCGTTCGCGACGTCGGGGACCGAGCGGAAGATGAAGCGGACGTACTGCAAGCCGGTCGAGGCGCTGCACTCGGACGCCCGGATCCCGCTGCCCGGCGAGTACAAGCACCGCCCGCCACGCATCGAGATCGAGGGCGAGCCCGAGCACTTCTTCGAGGCTTCGAGTCCTCGCGACGCCGGCGAGCTCGAGGGCGTCCACTCCGCGTTCACGCTCGCGATCATCGAGGAGGCCGACAAGGCCGCCGTCGACAAGGACGTCATCGAAGCGATGCGATCGCTCGCGAGCGACGACCGCGACCGCCTCATCGCGATCGCCAACCCGCCGGAGGACGAGACGAACTCCATCTATCCGCTGATGGACGACCACCCGAACTGGGAGGTCCTCCGGTTCTCGACGTTCGATGCCCACAACGTCCAGGTCTCGATGGGCAACATCGACGGGCCGCGGATCGACGGGATCGCCGATATCTCCAAGCTCGAGGACGACTGGGTCGAGTACAACGCCAGCGAGTGGCCCGGACTCGAGACAGCGCTGCGTGTCTCGGCGCCGAAGCTCAACGAGGACGGCGATCTCGTCTTCGAGCGCGACGACGCCCTCGAGGACAATCCGGACTTCCGCCCCGACCTCTCGAAGCGCTGGCACCGGCGGCGCGCTGGGATCATGCCGCCGGACGGGGCCCGCGTCCACCGGCCGTTCACGCTCGACGACGTCGAGTCCGCCTGGAAGCGTGGCGACGTCCTCGAGGAGGAGCAGCAGTACACCGACTGGCAGCTCCCCAAGCCCATCGGCTCCGCAATCGACGTTGCCCGCGAGACGGACCGAACCGTTCTCGCGACGATCCACGGCGACGTCATGCGGATCCACTACTGTGAGCAAGGGACCAACCACGTCGACCAGGCCGACGAGCTCGAGGAGATCCTCGAGACGATGGCTCGCCACCCCCTCGTCGTCGACTTCATCGGCTCCGGTCAGGCGATCCACGACCTCCTGGCCGAGTCGTTCCCCGACGTCGGCAAGTTCGAGGCGAACGCCGAGGCCACGCAATCGGCCGACTACTACGACAAGTGGAGCGAGGGGATGGACGCTCTCGGCGACTGGCTCGACGATGGTGGCGTCATCCAGCACCGCGGTCTCCGGAAGGAGATGAAAGCAGCTGCCCGGGAGGTCGAGTTCAGCGAGAATTACTACGCCAGTCGTGGCGGCGCCGACGGGACGAAGGTCTACGAGTTGTCCTCCAAGGACGACATCAAGGACCGCCTCGACGCCTCGCCGGACATCCTGGATGCAGCCATGATGGCTGCGTGGGTCGCTGACGACGAGACGTCCATCGAGGACGACTCGGGCGGCGACTGGATGATCACGGTCTAAACCTTTCAGAACAATGGGACTGTTAGACACTTTCCGAGGGTCATCTTCGGAACCGGACGACGTCGACGAACAGGCGACTGAGCAGCTGGCCGACGACGAGAACGCCGGTGAAGAGACGACCGAGCAGCTGGCCGAGGACGATCCCGATCCGCGGGCCGAGCAGCGCGAGCCCGAGCACTCCGAGGCGAACATGTCGTGGCTCGTGGGCTACCGCTCGGTCGACAACCGGGTCGGGACGATGTCCGCCGACACAGCGCCGGCGCCCGAGAACATCCGCGAGTACTGGCGGCAGTACTACAAGGAGTTCGCCCTGACGCGAGCCCCTCTGAAGCTGTTCGACGAGGCCGTCGCCGAGCCTGGCTACAAGATCCGGTGCGAAGACGCGAACGGCGAGCGCGACGACGAGATGGAGACGGCGCTGAAGCTCTGGGCATCGAACGCCGTCATCCACGCTGGCGAGACCAACCAGGACCTCTCCATCCTCATCGAGCGGATCCCCTCGCAGCGCCGCGGGAAGGGCACAGTGTTCGTCGAGAAGGTGGGAACCCGGTCGGATCGAAACACGATCGCGGCCCTGATGATGCTCGATCCGTCGACGATGGACATCCACAAGCGGGAGAACCAGACGATCCTCATCCACCCGGAGGACGATGTCGACCCGGAACACCCCCGGACTCCCGACCGCGAGGCAGCTGCCTACGAACAGTACGCCGACTCGGTCAGCGAGGACGAGGAGCCAATCGCGTTCTCGAAGGACGACATCATCAAGTTCGTGTACGACCCGGACACGGGCGAGGCCTGGGGCACCTCAATCTTCGAGGCGATCGATGACCGGATCGACTCCCTCCTTAAGAAGCTCGGTGACCGCGACATCGCCATCCGTCAGACCGGCTGGCAGCACCGAATCTACCACTGTAAGAACTGGTCGAAGGAGCAGGCCACAGACTTCGCGAAGAGCCACCAGAACGGCGAGGTCTCGGCCAAGTACGGTCCCGACGACGAGGAGGACAACCCCTTCGCGGGGCGCGTCGACTTCGTCCCCGGGGAGGTCGGTATCGAGACTGTCGAGGGAAACGTCCCGGAGATCGACGGGGCGATCATGGACGACGTCCAGCAGATCTTCTCGGTGATGCCCGTCTCCCGGTTCAAGATCGCCTACGAGGAGGGCATCAACCAGTTCGTCGTCGAGCCCCAGGCCGAGAAGGACGACCGAGCAGTCCACAAGGAGCGGCGCTACCTCGAACGCAAGCTCGAACCCGTCCTCGAGGAGAAGGCCGACGAGCTCGCGGCCGGCGACCGCTACGAGGGCGACGTCCACTTCAGCATCGAGCCGCCGGAGGACGAGAACCCGCTGCGGCGCGACAGCTTCCCGGCGGAGAACCTCGAAACGCTGACAACTGCCCTTCAGGAGTTCAAGCAGAGCGGCGCCGAGATGGACCTCCCGGTCGAGGCGCTGTTCGAGCTCGCCGGGATCGACCTCGAGCGGTACCAGCAGAAGTACGACTGGGACCCGGATCCACTCGAGATCGACGACGAGGACGACACGACGGACTCGATGCCCGACGTCGGCGCGGAGAACGATGAGGGCACTGCCGATGAAGGCGACGACGTCGTCGACGAGGACGGTGAGACTGATGACTGAACTCGAGTGCCCTGGGTGTGGTGACCTGGCCACCTTCTCCGAGGATGGCCAGTTTGGGAACCTCACCTGCGACTCGTGCGGCTACATGCCGCGAGCATCGGTGCGTGAGGAGATCCGCAGCGAACTCAACGAGGCCTGACCATGAGTGCAACTCCGCGACCCGACGGACTGTTCGACACGATCGTGGGCCCGAACTCGGTCGCGGAGACGCACGAGCAGCTCGCCGCCTGGTCTGAGCAACTCGCTGCGGGCGACCACCACGTCCCGGACCGCGTCGAGCAGCTGGCCGAGGACCACGCCCGGCCGACGAAACCTGGTGATGGAGATGGCCACGCGAACGACCCCTCGAAGACGACGACCATCCAGCGGAAGTACGCGCAGAAGCTCCGCGGTCGCTTCGAGGACATCCGTAGCGAGATTCGCCAGGGGGTCGGGGAACGGGACATCTTCGACCTCGAGGCCCGGGGCGAGGACGATACCGATGACGTCGGCGCCGGCGTCGACCAGCTGGCCGCCGATCGGCGCCGCGAGTTCTACGACCTCCTCGCCGAGCAGCGGTACGATGAGGCACGCGAACTGTCGCGGGACCTGGTCGAGCAGCTGGCGGACTTCGACCCGTCGGACCTCCAGACCCGCGACTACATCTTCCAGCGTGATGCCGACAAGCACGAGCAGTTCATGGAGTGGCTCCGGGAGGCCCAGGAGGACGGCGTCCTCGAGGTCATCGACCGGGGCGAGAACACGTACATCCAGAGCTCCTACGAGCGCGGACTCCGGAACGCCGACTCCTGGATGGACGTCGACCACGACATCGACGTCGCGACGTCGGTCCGAATGCCGATCCACGAGGATCGCCTCCAGCTGCTCTTCGAGCGCAACTACGAGGCCCTGCAGGGAATCACGGATGACGTCGCGAGGCAGATCTCCCGCGAGCTCGCGGACGGCCTCGCCGAAGGCGTCCACCCGGATGAGATGGCTCGCCGGATGGCCGACCGGATCGACTCCATCGGCCGGACTCGCGCCACGACCCTGGCCCGAACGGAGGTCATGCACGGCCACAACGAGGCCGCCCTCACTCGCTACGAGGAGATCCTCGGCGACGTCGACGTCGAGATCGAGGCGGAGGTGTCGACGGCAGGCGACTCTCACGTCTGCGACATCTGTTCGCCCTGGGATGGCGAGACGATGTCCATCCAGGAGGCCCGCAGTAACGGCCCGCCGTTCCACCCGCGGTGCCGTTGCATCGCGCGGCCGGCGACCTCGACGACCGAGGCCGCGGGTCAGTCGGGTTCCAGACCGGAGGCTGGTGTATCAAGCCCCGCCTCCTGACTGGAGTCCCTGCTGTTCCACGCTCGGTCGATCGGGACGTCGGCTCGCCTCGAGGCGGGCCGGTCCGGGTTCGAGCCCCGGCGAGCGCGTTTATGACCGGCTGATAACAAATGAATCCTGAGAAACACGAACGACTGTCGAGTGGTGTTGCTACCGTCGTCGAAGCCCTTGCTGAAGGCAGCGACGAGGACGACGATGTCTACGAGGTCCGAATCGTCCCGATCGGCGAAGGGGACGTAACGACCGGCCAGTCGGGCGAACCCACGCACTGGGACCGCGAAACCCTCCTCCAGGCCGTCGAGCAGGGTGCCTTTGACGGAGCGAAGCTCCTGAAGGGGCGTCCTGGCGAGGGCCACAAGGAGATGCTCGACCAGGCCGATCCCGACGAGATCATCGGCGGCGTCGACGAGTGGACCTACGAAGAGGGCGTCGGGCCAGTCGGCCACGGGAAGGTCCTCGACGAGCGGATGGCGAAGCTCATCGACCACGATCTCGTCGACGTCTCGCCGGACATGTTTCGGCTGCTCGACGGGTACGACGAGGAGCTCGGAGCCAACACCGTCGACGAAATCCTGGACGTCCCGTACATCACCGTCCTCGATCGCGGCGCCGCGCCGTCGAACACGATCGACCCGGCGACCGCGGAGGCACTCGGGCTTCCGGCAGGCGAGAGGGGGCCCGACGCCGGCGTCGAACAGCTGGCCGAGGACGTCACCGTCTCGCGGCCAGACTGGGACGGCATCAGTCAGGACACCTGGGAGACGCCGACCCTCGAGGGCACCTTCGATGGCGACATCGAGGTCGCCCGCGAGAGTGCGACAGTCATCCGTGACGATGGTGAATCGTTTTCGAACGACCTCTCGCTGTTCATCCTGAACGGCGAGGGGGAGCTGAACATCAACGCTCTCGAGTCGGCGTGGACGCTCGCGCCGCAGACCGCCGACGTCGACGACGACCTGGTCGACGAGCTTCGGTCGATGTACGAGAGCATCGCGGAGGACATAATGGAAGACCACGACGTCGAGATCGACTTCATCGACGAAGAACAGCTATCGGGGCTGTTCACACTCCGCTTCCGTACCTTCGGCGAGATGATCGGCGATGAGTTCATCGATGAGGCGGTCGAGTCCCTCGAGTCGCTCGACGGGATCACCGCCGCTCGCAGCTCGGACAACGACGATCCGGAACTCATCGCGGTGATCGACCGCGAGGCTGTCGACTCCCTGGACGACCTGAACGACAACATCATCGACGCGCTCGAGGGGACGCCTTTCGAGCTCCACGATGGCTACGACTGGGTTGAGGAGGTCGCCTGGGAGGGGCTGTCCGCGTCGGCGCGTGACGAGCCTGGCGGAGGAGATGGACAGGCATCTGACGAGCGGGCGGAACCCCGTGTGGGACCCGGTTCCACGACAGATCCAACCAGTAACATGACTGAGGAGACCGAACTGCAGGAGCAGCTTGCCGAGGTCAAGGCAGAGCGAAACCAGCTCGAAGAAGAGACGGACGACCTCGAGGAGCAGCTCTCTGAGAAGGACGAACAGATCGAAGAAAAAGAAGACCGCATCGAGCAGCTCGAGGAGGACATCGAGGACCTCGAAGAGGACGTCCAGCCGCTGACGGAGATGCTGGCCGAACTCGTCGCCGAAGACTCGATGCTCGCCCCCGACCAGGTCGCCGATCGCTTCGAGGTCGGCGAGATGGTCGAGGCGCTCGCGGAGAACTCCGACGCCGAGGAGGACGCCTCCCCGGTCGACGTCGTTCGCGAGCAGCTCGGCGAAGCCCCTGCCCCGCGCGGTGAGGGCACCGACGAGGAGGGCGGCGTCGAACAGCTCTCCCCCGAGCAGGAGGCCGAGGCGAACGCGATGGCTCGCGAGGTGATGGGCGCAGAAGATGTCGTCACCGCGGCCGAGGAGCAGCTCTCCGAGCGCGAGTACGCCAAGCGGTACCTGGGTGCCGACCCCGCGCAGTGCGACAGCACCCAGGAGTTCCGTCGCCAGGTCCAGGCGGAAGCGGGGGGTGACTGATCATGTCCGGTGACATCACGCTCTACGAGCCCGGCAGCCGCCTCGACGTCATGGTCGAGGCCGGCGCCGGCGGTGAGGTCCCGCAGCGAGGCGACGCAGTCGAGATCGTCAGCGCGTCCGGGCAGACGGTACACGTCGCGCCGCTCACGGATCCGGCGAACTTCGTCGGGCCCCTGGCGCGGACGCCGACGGACTACGACGAGACCGAGGCGTACGAGCAGGGCGACGTCGTCGACGAGTCGGCGCTGCGACTGCGACACGCGGTCGACTGGCTGACGGCCGAGGACGCATCTGCCCTCGATCCGGGTCAGCTGGTCGTCGCCGATGCGGACGGCGTTCGCGCCTACGACTCTGCCGCCGGCGACGAGCCGCACGAGATCGTCGGCCCGGTGTGGACCCCCTACGGGAACGCATCCGGGACCGCCGACAAGGTCGCGGTCGTCCGCCAGCGGTAGTTCAGGTAGTAGAAACAGCAACCAAACATAACGAGATAGATACATATGACTCGAGCAACTGTTCGGCAGGCTGACCTCCTGCGGCCGGAGGTCATTCGGAACGAAGTAGTGAACAAGGTCGACCAGATGGAGCGGATTCAGCTGTCCGAGGGTCAGGGTTTCGCCTCGGCGATGAACACGTTCCCGATCATCAACGTCGACGATCCCGACGAAGCGTGGTACACATTCGACGGGATGATCAGTCGGATGGAGCGTGTCGCCCACGACGCGGAGTCGCCGGTCGGCACGCTCGAGGTCCCCGACAAGGAGGACCTCGAGACTCACTCCTACAAGGAGAAGTTCAGCCCCGAGAAGGGCACTGAGCGACGGTTCAACGACACGCCGTACTCCGTCCATCAGCGTGCAGTCCAGAAGATCCAGCTGAAGATCTACCTCACCCGGGAATACATCAGCTGGCGCGGCGATGAGTACGTCGACGGCCTCATCGGCCAGTTCGGGACGGACGCGCACAGCGAGATCCCGAACGATCACGTCATCGAGGGGACGGACTGGTCCGACTCGGGTGCGGCCGAGCCGGTCGGTGAGCTCTCGCAGCTCGCCTACGAGACGACCGCGAACGGCTTCTACGGAGAAGGCGTTCCGGCCCAGCCGACGGTCTACATCGGCCCGTCGGCGGTCCGGGATCTGAAGCAGACCAGCGACATGGAGGACCGCCTCTCGGGCGTTCGCGTCAAGAACGTCGACCGGGACACGATCAGCGAGATCATCGACGAGGACATCGGCGAGATCCGCCGCGTGATGGTGCAGGTCCCCCGCGAGAACGAGAACGGTCAGCTGATCGACGAGCAGGGCAACGTCGTCGACGATCCCGAGGAGGCTGCTCACGACAACATCCTCGAACCGTACGATCCGGTCGCCGGCGAGAAGGTTCGGAACGTCGTGGTCGGCCGTGCCGGCCCCGGCTCCGCGTACTTCCCCTGGTTCCTCGACGATCTCACCGAGACGATGGACGGCGTCGACGTCCCCGGCGAGATCGCGATCGACGAGCAGGAAGGGTTCTTCGTCCAGCGGGTGGGCGACTGGGACCCGATCGGCTCCTGGATCAAGGGCGCACAGGAGATCGGATTCGAAGTCCCGCGCGGCCACAACTGGGGCATCGTCCGGGGCGTCTAACGAGGGGAGTCACCTATGCCAACACTACGTTGGGAGGGCGATTCCCTCTTCTCAGACCTGCCCCGAAGCGGCCAGATGGTGCAGCCAGGCCAGGAGATCGAGGTCGAAGAAGACGACGTCGACGTCTACCTGGACCATCGCTCCGACGGCTGGACTCTCGTCGACGACGAGGGCGACGCCACGGAGGCCGACGACAGTACTGACGAGTTCAGTGCTGCCGAGGACGACGAGTCCAGTGACGCCGATGGCGAAGACGAACCGGAAGTCGTCTTCGATGTCGAGGGGTTCCTGGACCGGAACGTCGACCCCATCGCAGACGACATCAAGGACGGCGTCGCGGACGGCTACCTGGACGACGTCGAAGAAGGGGCCGACCGAAAGACGGTCCTGGACGCCATCGAGGATCGACGCGAGGAGCTCGAGGCGGAGGGCTGACCATGCCCGCAGAGGTCGGAGGTGACCGAGTCCGATGAGCGAACTCAACGAGGACGAGTTCCGGACGTCGGTCGAGAACGTGAAGTCTGGTCGCTTCGAGACCGACCTCGAAGACCCCGAGATCCGCGACCACATCGATGCCGCGAACATGAAGGTCGAAGAGGATCTCGCCGGCACCGGCATGTCCGATCGCCGCCTCGAGCGGATCGAACGAAACCTCGCTCGCCATCGCATCAAGTTCCTCGTCGAGTCCGAGCGGATCACCACGAGCGAGTCGACAGGTCCCATCGATCGGGACTTCGCCGGCGCGTTCGACGGTGAGTCGCTCAAGGCGACGCCGTACGGACAGACGGCGATCGATGACGATGAGACCGGCACGCTCGGACCGGAAGGCGGCGACTTCTGGTCGGTGACACTATGAGCTCCTATCACGCCAAACAGACGCTCCGTCGCGACGGCGTCGACGTCGCCCTCTACCGCTTCGATAGCGGGGAGCAGACGTCACGAGGCCGACAGACGGTGATGGCCGAGAGCTCTCCGAAGTCCATCAAGGCGATCCCCGATCCGGGAGGCAAGTCGCTCTCGTACGGCCAGTGGGGCGTCAAGGTCGAAGCCGACATGGTCTACCTCGCCCACGAGGACGAGGAGATCGACGACGGTGGCGGTGACGGCGCGTCCCGAATCGTCCAGAACGGGGACGTCTTCGTCGTGATCGACGCTGACTCGACGCTGATGCACGGATTCCAGGTCCTCGAGTGCGAACGCGACGGTGAACTCACCGCCGCAGACCTCGAGGAGGAGGCAGCCGCTGGAGGTGATGGCTCTTGACCACCGACCAGGCGAGCATCGAGCTCGACACGCCTCGCCGATATGCAGTCCGGTACGAGGTGTTCAACGACGGCGATTGGGAGATCGTGACCGATACGATCGAAGCAGATCGTGTTCTCCCGGTCGGAATGTCTGTCTGTTGGCACAACACGACCACGGGCGCATCACTGGTCGTCTCCGACGAGCAACTCATCGCATCCTGGACAGAGGAGGTGTCGAGCCGTGATTGAAGACTACGAAGACCTCAACCGAGACGAGACGCTCGAGGCCGTCGACGACGTCGGCGCCGAGCGACTCCAGGCGTTCATCGACTTCGAGCGTCAGCACAAGAACCGGAAGACAGTCATCGAACCGCTCAAGCGCGAACTCATCCGGATCCGACCGGCGGATCCTGCTCGACAGTACGTTGCCGGCGTCTGGTTCGACGAGCCAGCGACTGAACAGATCGTCCGGCGATCGCACCGGATCGACCGCGCGATCGAGGACGGAGACCTCGTGGAGGTCGAGTGAGATGGTCGACGACGAGAACAACTTTGACGAGGTCGCTGAGGCGCTCGACGATGGTCTCGCTGCGGGACTCGTGGAGCTGCACAGTGACACGCTCGGGACGCTCGACCAGAACATGAAGTCCGGACAGGACGCCCTCGGCCGCGACTGGGAGCCGATCAAACCGGAGACACTCCAGTCCCGGAAGGTTCGGACCAGCGACCCTGCACCGCTCGTCGACACGAGCAACCTGCGGGGCGACATCCAGTCGACGTCGACCGTCGACCTGAACCGCCTCATCGGGATCATCGGGACGACGCTGGCCTACGGCGCCGTCCACGAGCTGGGCGCTCCGGAAGCCGGCATCCCTCGCCGACCGATCTTCGCACCCGCCGCGACGTACGCGGAGCGCCGCGCCGTCGACGTGATCGGGAAGGAGATCGACACGCGCCTCGAGGGCGCGGGGCTCTGATCCCACATGCTGACGACTGCCGAAGAAGACCGTCTCGAGGCTGCACTCCCGACGACGTTCACCGTCGAGTACGGCGCCGACGAGTTCCAGTACGAGCTCACGCCGCACTGGAGCGGCTCGGACGCCGACGGCGACGACGCCAGCGGAGCTCCAGAGTATCCGGCGGTCGTCTTCGACTGGGACGTCCAGGGCGAGCCGGACGACGATCGACAGCCGCTCGGTGACGTCCGCGCGATCGAGCCCGGCGATGAGGACGAGTACGTCGAGGTCAACGCGGCCCGCGTCTGGGACGACCTCTCGATCTCGGTCGCGGTCGAGGCGCGTCACGACGACAACGGCGTCCCGCCGCAGGTCCGAGGCAGCCAGATTGCCCGGCGGCTGTGGAAGTTCTGCCGGTTCGAATTGGACCTCAACAGCCTCGGCAAGAACGGCGAGCGCCCGATGGTCGTCAACGTCGAGAGTGCGCCGACGCCGGCGCGAGTCGAGCGGACCTACCGCATCGAGTGGACGATCCGCCTCCGTCACACGGTCGACCACGAGGTCACGAAGGAGGCGACGGAAGACGTCGAGTACGAGGTCGAACAGACGAACAACTAACCTGACAGCAAACCACACACATGCCAACCACAGTTGTTGACATCGATCTGACCGCAGACATCGCGGCGCGGCCGCGGGAGACGCTGACCGACGTCGTCGTGATCGGCACGGCGGCGGATCAGCCGCCGGGCGCCAACTTCGGCGAACTCCGGCAGTACGCACGCGCCAGCGAGGTATCGAACGACTACGGCGAGGACAGCGACGTCCTCACCACGTCCGAAGCAATCGCAGAGATGGGGGCGCAGCACTGGTACGTGATCGTCCTCGAGGAGACGGCCGTCCAGGACGAGAACGTCGACGACGGTGCGGCCGTCGAGAACACGCCGATCCTCGGCGAGGTCGGCGTCACGGCTGACGCCCGCGACGTCGTCTACTCGACCGAGACCCCGCCGGCCGCGCCCAACGAGGGCGAGGTGGCGGTGAACACCGAGTCCGGCGTGGTCACGACGGGCGACGGCACGGCCGCGACGCTCTCGTACTCCTACGTGGACTGGGACGACCTTCAGGTCGTCACCGCGGAAGGCCTCGACGTCGCCGGCCTCGCGGACGTCCAGGCGGGCCGCCAGCACATCGGCGAGCTCAACGCACTCGCGACGTGGGCCGACGACGCCGACGTCGGGATCGTCTCCCCATACCTGGATGCCCGGACAGTAGAAGACGAGTTCGAGGCGATGCAGGTCGCCCATGACGTCGGGACGTACGTCCAGTCGGGCGACCTGCTGACGTTCGTTCACAAGTCCGACGAGGATGTCGGCGGGTACGTGCTCGGGCAGCTGGCGCGGAACGACCCCTGGTTCGACCCGTTCTGGGACGGCGAGGGCTACCCGTTCAGCAGCGAGCCGTTCCGTGCGAACCTCGTCGGGGAGCCCGGCGAGCACGGCACGTTCGAGGGCGGCGACGCCTCGAACGACGGAAGTGGTCCGACGAACGTCATTATCGAGCCTCGTGACGGCACGCTCGTACTGTCGAACTCGCTGACGACGGCGGGGACCGACTCGGACTTCCAGTTCTGGGACGTCGCCCGGACGCAGGCGTTCGCCGCGCGCGTCGTCGAGACGGCGCTGGGCGACCTCCGTCTGCAGGAGGACCGCATCCCGTTCACCGACGACGGCCGGACGATGATCTCGAGCGAGATCACGGCCGCGCTCTCGGACTACGAGGGCGGCGCAGACGACCCCTTCACCGAGGTGGACGTCCAGGTACCCGCCGTCGACGAGCTCAGTGACGATGACCGCGCAGATCGGCGGTGGACCGGCATCGGAATCGACGGGACGCTCAGCGGGAACGGCCACGAGTTCGGCCTCACGCTGAACGTCAGCATCTAAACACTAAACCATGCCAGAGACACGAGACTTCGACGCGGACGAGATCTCCGTCATCGTGAACGGAGAGCGCGTGGCCGACCTCGACACGATCGGCTACGACCAGAGCAAAGACCACGAGCGAGAGCAGACGATGGGCGACGACGGCAACGTCTGGGTCATCGTCAACGGGGAGTACGAAGGGACAGTCGCCGTCAAGGCGACGTCGCCCTCGATCCCGGTTCTGGAGGACATCTTCCAGAACGCCGAGACGTTCACCCTCGCCGTGAAGTACGCGGAAGCGGAACCGCGCGACGACAGCCACTTCATCGACGCCAAGCTGACCAGCTTCGGGCCGTCCGACGACTACGAGCAGGACAGCATGCCGATGTACGAGGGCGAGTGGACGGCCGACCGCGTGCGGCACAACTGAACTGATTCTCGATGACAGAGGAGACAGATTCCAACCCCGAGAGCGAAGAGGCTGTACCGGACGAGGCCGATCTCAGCGAGGTAGATGCCTCCGAGATCGACATCGAAGAGCTCGAGAACCAAGAGTGGACGCTCGGCGGCGAGCAGGAGGAGGTGATTACCTTCGCGGGGATGCAGTTCCTCGTCGAGGAGCCCGACGACGAGGACCTCCTGAACATGATCGCCGGCGCGGCCGGCGGTGGCGACGGCAACGGCGACGGCCTCGACGGCAGCGACCGGATGTACAAGCTGGTCGAGTCCGCGGTAAAGGCCCCCGAGGTCACGCCCGAGAAGTGGCGTGAGATGCGCAGCGGAGAGCGCATCGGCCTGGCCATGAAGATCGCCGAGTTCGCGGGCATCCACCAGATGGTGGATTTTCCAGACGCTGGGCAAACTCCCCAGCCGGACGCCTAACCATGAAGATCCACGAGAAGACCGGCAAGCCGATCGAGGAAATCGCGCAGTGGCCCTGGCGGAAACGCCTGTTCTACGCCCAATGCTACGACGCCGTCGAACCGGACCAGCAGCAGGCCCAGCGACAGCTGAACCTGGACGTTCCCGGTTCGACTCCACCCGGTGTGACGCCCGGCGTCGCGCAACGAGACACCGTCATTACAACTAACTGAACATGTTTTCTGGAAGCGCACGCCAAATCGCGACAGTCCTGACGGCGCAGAACAACGCCAGCGGCGACCTCCGGGACGTCGAACGGGCCGGCGACGATGCAGCGGAAGCGATGGAGGGCACCGAGCAACAGGCTCGGACCCTCCGGAACTCATTCTTTGCGGCCGCAGCGGCGACGACCGCGCTCGCCGGCTCACTTACGCTCCTCGTCCGCCAGCACGGAGAGACCGAACAGCGGTTCGCCCGGCTGCAGACGGTCACCGGGGCGACCGACCAGGAGCTCTCCCAGCTGCGTGAAACCGCGATGACTTTGGGTCGGGATCTTCCGATCGCGATGGGAGACGCCGCGGACGCGATGGAGAATCTCGCGTTCGCAGGGTTTTCCGCCAAGGAGGCGATGTCGGCTGCAGAGGGTGTCGCGAACCTCTCGGTCGCGTCGACGATGGACATGGCGCAGGCAGCTCGGACAGCCGGATCGACTCTCCGGATGTTCAACCTCGAGGCCAATGAGATGGCCCAGGTGACCGGCACGATGGCCGCGACCGTCGCGACGTCGAACACGCGGATCAACGAACTCTCCGCGTCCCTCGTGCGCGTCGGTGCCGTTGCGTCGACGGCGGGGGTCTCCCTCCAGGAGACGAGCGCCGCTATCGGCGTCCTCGCCGACCAGGGTATCCGCGCCCAGCGAGCTGGTACCGCTTTGAACACCACTCTCACGCGGTTGATGGGCGGGAGCAGCCAGGCGCAGGGAGCGCTCGACGAGCTCGGCGTCGAGATGGACGACCTCACCGACCAGTCCGGTGAGTTCCGCGATCTCAACGACGTGATCCGCGTGCTCGCCGACGGCTTCGAGGACCTCGAGGGTCAGGCCGAGCGGGTCCGCGTCGCTACTGAACTCGCCGGCCGCCGTGGCCAGCGTGCACTCCTGCCGCTCCTGGAGTCTCAGGAGGAACTGAACGAGAAGATGGGGGAGATCTTCCGCTCGGAGATCAAGGAATCCATCGGCGCGCTGAACAACCTCGACGCCGAGCAGATCGAGGGCGTCGAAGAGGCGCTCGACATGGACATCGACCCGAGCCAGGTGACACCCCGAGAGATCGTCGACCGGATGCAGCAGCTCCGCGAGGAGGGCGAGAGCACGGAAGACGTCGCGGCTCGCCTCCAGGCAGGACTGAACATCTCGGGCGAGGCTGCCGAGACGTTCGCTCGCGACCTCGACGACGCGAGTGTCTCATCCGATGATCTCGCGGAGTCGATAGGCGGGGCTACCACGGCCGCCGACATCGCCGCGAGTCAGATGGACACGACGTCCGGCGCCGTCGAGTTCATGCGCTCGTCGTTCGACGCGATGACGTTCACTATCTTCAAGGGCGCTGGCCCGGCGATACAGTGGTTCAACGAGCGGCTTGCCGGCGCGATCAACCTCCTCAACCAGAACGAGGGGGCGATGATGGCCGTCGGCAGCGCGCTCGCCGTGCTCACCGGCGCGGCAGGCCTCGCGACGGCCGCGTTTGCGGCGATGTGGGTCCAACTCCAGCTGGCGAACCTGGCGCAGGCAGGCCTCGTCACGCAGACGTCTGCCGGGACCGCCGCGATGTGGGCGTGGACGACAGCCGCGCGCGCGAAGAACGCGGCGCTCTGGCTGATGACCGCTTCGACTGGTCAGCTGATGACCGCGATATCGGCGAAGACTGCGTCTCTCTGGGCATCCATCACAGCGATGTACGCGAGTGCGACCGCCGCCACCGCCGGCTCGGGCGCACTTGGGCTCCTCTCGGCCGGCTTCGGCGCCGCGACAGCGGGGGCATACGCCCTCTGGACCGCGCTTGGCCCGATCGGCTGGGCCGTCCTCGCGGTCGCGGGCGCGATCGCCATCCTCGTCGGCCTGATCAAAACGGACTTCCTCGGCGCCGGCGACGCCGCAGCGGGCGTCCTCGGCTGGCTCGGTGACGCCGCCGGAACCGCAGCGAGTGCGGTTACGCAACTCGTCGGTATCCTCTACGAGATCGTCCGGATCGGCGCGACGATCGCCGCGCTCTCGCTGCTCGCTCCGTTCGCCGCTCTGCTCGTGTTCCTCAAGGATCCAGGGAAGTGGATCAACGCCGGAAAGGACGTCATCGCCGGCATCGGACGCGGACTCATGGGTGCCGGAAACGCCCTAATCGACCCGCTCCGGGAGCCCGTGCAGAACGCGATCGACTTCATCACCTCGCCATCGAAGTGGGCAAAAGCAGGCGCTGGCCTCGTCGGCGCGGTCGCCAGCGGGATCACCGACAAGGCCGGAGACGTCGTCGGTGCAGTCGGCGACGTCGCCGGGAAGGCCCGCTCGATGCTCCCGTTCAGCGACGCCGAGGAAGGTCCGCTTCCCGACCTCTCGAAGAGCGGCGGCGCGCTCGTCCAGACCCTCGTCGGCGGCATCCAAGGCGAGGGCGGCGCAGTCCAGAACGTCCTCGGCGGCATCCTCGGCGGTGCGCCGATCCCCGGTCTGGGGGGCGCCGCAGCAGCGCTTGGTGGAGGTGGACCTGCCGTCGGCGGCGGTGCCGGCGCAGCGGCCGGCGGACCGATCACCATCACGCTGAACCAGGAGAACTCCTTCGAGGGCGTCTCGGCCGACGAGGACCTCGAACAGCGGATCGAGGAGGCGACCGAGAGCGGCGGGCAGGCCGGCCTCGAACAGCTCGAGAAGCGGCTACAGCGCGCCGTCGGCCTCGAAGGCAACGACGAGGGAGACGGCGAGGAGGAGAGTTAGATCATGGTAGAAATCGTCACTATCGGACACATCGTTTTCTTCGGTGAGAGCGGCGTGACAGACGCCTCTGAGCAAGGCGGCTGGAACGCCCCCGAGAAGCGCGTCGAATCCGGCTTCGAGTACGACTCGTACATCCGACCGGAGCCGATTGAGGCGTCGATCGAGGCGGTCGTCGACGAGCAGACGTACAACCAGCTCGAGCGGCTCCGGGAGCGGGGCGACCCGTTCCCGGCGTCGGTCGGGCAGGTGAACCTCTCGCGAGCAAAGCTCACCAACCTCAGTACCGACAACAGTGCCAGCCGGGAATCGCACTACTCCGTCACGATCGACATCAAGGAGATCCACGAAGCACGGATCGAGACGGCCGAGGTCTCCATCGCGACCGAAGAGGGTGCGATGGGGAGCGCCGCGGCCGGCGCCGAGCCGTCGATCGCCTACGGCGAAGAAGCGGAGGACAACGCCGAGGACGCGGCCGGCGGGATCGTCGGCACGCTCTCCTCGGTTCGTGAAGACCTCGCGGGGATCCTATAAATGGCTGAACGTATCCCCATCCCGACGGACCGCGCCCAGGCACGGCGACCGATCCATCTGGAGTTCACGCCACAGGCCTTCCCTGGCCAGCGGTTCGCCATCCGGATGGACTGGAACAACCACCTCGAGAAGTGGATCGTCGAGATCGAGCACCTCCGCCGCGAGTTCCGCGTGACGAAGGCGACTGCGACGCCGTACCGGCCGTACTCGTACATGCCGTACCTCGTGTTCGTGTTCTTCGACCCGACCGGGACGGAGACGGAGATCACGCCCTCGAACCTCGGCGACGGGATGAACCTGTACGTCCTGGCGGGGCCATCCGGGAGAGATCCCGGGGAGGACTGACCGATGACGCGGGTCTGGCAGCAGTACCGAAGTGTCGAAGCGAGCGAGGTGAGCCTCGACGGTCTCGATATCGACATCACCGTCCGGAAGCCAAAGGACGATCCGCTCGAGTTCGACGTCAAGGTCTGGAACCTCACCCCTGATACGTGGGACCGGATCGACGACGACGACCTCGCTCGGATCGAGCTCGGCTGGGCTGACGGCAACTCGGAGACGGTCTGTCTCGGGAAGATCACCGACACGTCGCGGACGCCCGACAAGAGCGATGTCGAGTACCAGATCGAGGGTGTCGACGAGAGCGAGGCTGCAACTCACGCCCGAATCTCGGACACCTGGAAGGATCGCCGACCCGACCAGATAGCGTCGGACATCGCCGAGGAGATCGGCCTCTCGGCGTCGACAGAACCTGCGGGACGGCCGATCCAGGGGCGGTGGTCGGCTACCCGGGACCAGAAGGTCCGCGACTGGCTCGACGAGCTGCTCGACTACGCGGCCGAGTTCACCGGTCAGGACTGGGAATGGTTCGCTGCTCGTGGCCAGCTTCACTTCGTCCCGCGCAACCAGGAGACCGCCGAAGCGCCGCAGCTCAGCTACGACGGGATGCTCATCTCGATCGGCGAGAAGTCGAGCAGCGACGAGGACGTCGAGCAGGAACTGGAGTTCGAGGCGATGCTCGAGCCTCGCATCCAGAAGGGCGCGGCGGTCTACGTAAGCACCGACCAGTTCGAGGGCGCGTACCGCGTCAGCGACTACGAGTTCCGCTCGTCGACGGAGACCGGCGACCACCTGGTCCAGGGGACACTCCTCCCGGTCGAGGGCGACTACTCGGTCGAGTGACCGTTTTCCACCCGGTATCGGGTGACGGAGAGGTGAAACATGCAGGCATGGAGCCAAGGCACGACTAACTGCACAAACTGCGACGGAGAAGCGATCGCACAGACCGACCAGTGGGGTCGAACGACGCACTACGAATGTCCGGACTGCGGGTGCAAGATTGACCGCGAGGACGTCGTCCGATGACGGTCAACATCGTGCAGGCACTCCGCCTGTTCATCAAGCAGGAGGTCCGCGGGATCTACACAGTCTCGATGGTCGTCGTCGAGGCCGTCGACGAAGACGAACGCCGCGCCGAGGTGTCGCTGAAGACCGACGAGAACGTGATCATCGACAACGTCCCGATCGCCTCGCCGTTCGCGGCCGACGGTGCCGGCATGATCGTTCCGGTCGGCCGCGGCGACGAGGGACTGCTCCTCCACTCGAAGGAGCCGCTGGAGAAGCTCATCCAGGAGCACGGCCACGAGGAGGACCCTGGCGGCCAGCGCCGGTTCACGCTCGAGGCGGGCGTGCTCCTCCCGCTGGTCTGGCTCGACGAGGATGACGTCCCCGACCACGAGTCTGGCGAGTTCCTGATTGATCTCGGAGACGGCGCGCCGGAGTTCCGGATGAACCCCGAGACCGGCGGCTTTCAGCTGGTCGATGGGAGCGGCCACGGCATCGTCTCCGATGGCGAGGGCAACTTCGAGTGGTACGCCTCGTCCGTCGACATCATCGAGGGAACGATCGACTGACCATGCCCGAGAACATCGCGCTGGCCGGTGCTCCGTGCGAGGCCGACGGCCATCCGTCGGAGTGTACGGAACCTGCGACCGGCACGGTCGAGTCCACGGACGAGTCCCTCCTGTCGGTCGAGGGCGTCGACGTCGGGACGCACGGGACCGCAGTCCTGCACTTCCCGAGTCACGCCCACGACTACAACGAGGAGGACGGCTGTATCGCGCTGCAGTCGCACGACCTCACGCCGGACCAGGAGCACCTGCTGACGATCAACGGCGCGTCAGTGATGCTCGATGGAGACTCGACGACCGACCCCGGATCGGGTGGGACGGCGGAGATCATCGACCACGGTGGTAACGAGGTTCTGACAGTAGGATGAAATTCAAACGTACACTGGCGCTCGAGGCGAATGGCGACCTCAAAGTCGAGAACGGCGAGCTCGTCTGGATCGACGGCCCGCAAGCAGTCGAGCAGGAACTGAAGACGACGCTGGCGACCGTCCGCGGGGAGGACCCCTTCGATGAGGAGCACGGCCTCCGCGTGTTCGAGGTGACCGGCGCCGCGCCGGCGATCGTCGAGCGCGAGGTTCGGGACACGCTCCTCCAAGACGACCGCGTCGCGACGGTCGACAGCGTCGACGTCGACGATTCGCCGGGCGGCCCAAACCCCCGGCGGATCAGCGTCTCGATCGAGGTCACCCTCGTCGACGAGACGCCACTGGAGTTTTCAACACAGGTATGACCCATCATGAGTGACTACGGTATCGACGACGACGGCAGTTTCACACGCAAGCACATCGATACGATCCGGGAGGATGTCCGCGAGGACGTCCAGAACGAGACCGGTAGCGACGTGTCACTCCGGCAGGGCGCGCCGCTCCGGCAGATCATCGACGGCGTCACCGTCGAGATCGCCCACCAGTGGGAAGTCCTTGAACAGGTGTACTACGCCGGGTTCTACGAGGACTCCTTTGGTGAGCAGCTGGACAAGCAGCTCGCTCTCGCGGGCTTCTCCCGGTTGGCCGCCCGGAGCGCGACTGGCGAAGTCGAGTTCTCCCGGTCCGAGCCGGCTGGCGACGACATCACGATCCCCGAAGGGACCGTGGTGACGACGCGCCGGACGGAGACGAAGCCGGAAATCCCCTTCGAGACGACTGAGGAGGTCATTCTCGAAGCCGGCTCGACCACGGTGACAGCGTCAATCGAGGCGCAGAAGCCCTGGCAGTCGGACCTCGACGAGGACTGGCTCGGGGAGGAAACGAACGTTGCGGCCGACACGATCACTCGGATCGACGACGCCGTCGCCGGAATCGAGGCGGTGACCAACCCCGAGCCGACCGGCGACGAGGACCTCGGCTACGTCAGCGGTCGCGACCGAGAGTCCGACGCCGAGTTCAAGCTCCGATACGAGAACTCGCTCGCCGAGGGCGGGACGTCGACGGGGCCAGCGATGGAGTCGCGGATCTTCAACTACGACGAGGACATCATCTCCGTCCGCGTCGACGAGGTCCGCAACGAGCAGGACGGCTACGGCCCCCGTGTGACGATCTTCGCGCCCGGCGTCGTCGACGACGATATCGCGCAGGCCATCCTGGAGTCCCGGGCGGCCGGCACCGAGTCGATCGGCGACTCCACGGGGACCGCTGAGTTCGACGACGGCACGGAGTCTCCCGAGGAGTTCGACCGGGCGACGGAGGTCACGGTCTACGTCGATGCCCAGCTCACGACGTCGGACTCTTTCCCCGAGGACGGTACCGAGCAGATCCGGGACCGAATCATCCGCTACGTCGGGGGCGAGGCCTCCGACGGCATCACCTACCCCGGGCTCGAGATCGGCGAGGATGCCATCTACGACCAGATTTTCCGGCGTGTGATGGAGGTCGGCGGCGTGATCGAGGCCGACCTGCAGATCGGCGACGACGAAGCGAATCTGGTCGAGGACAACATTGCGGTCGGCGACCGCGAGGCAGCGATGACCGGGATCGACGAGGTAACTGTCGATGAGTGAGCGCACTCCCCGCGAGCGCCTTGAAGGGTCGCTGAAGAGTCCGTACCCGGCCAACGACGAGGTCTGGGACGCGCTGCTGACGGCGTTCGCGAACCAGTTCGAGCAGCTCGAGGCTGCGCGTAACGAGGTCCTCGCATCGAAGTTCGTCACTGACGCCACCGACGACCAGCTCGACAAGCTCGCGACGATCTTCGATGTTGATCGACAGCGGGGCGAGCCCGACGCCATCTTCCGCGCCCGGCTCCAGGTCGCGCTGCGCGCCCAGCTGACCTCGGCGACCGTCGACGAGATCCGCGAGGTGATCGCGGTGCTCCTCGACATCGACATCAGCGACTTCGAGATCGAGGAACCCTACCGACGAGAGCCGATGCACCTCAACGTCAACGTCGCCAACGAGGCGCTCGTCGAGGCCGGCCTCACCGACGACGAGTTCATCTCGGTCGTCGACACCGTGGTCGCCATCGGCGTCTCCGTCGGCCTCCTCATCGAGTTCGAGGTCGAGGAGGTCGTCGGCGTCCTCGACGACGTCTCCGCCGAGATCGACGCCGTGCAGACGGCGTACGTCGACCAGGCGCGGACGAACATCGACACACTCCGTTGATTCATGACTCCAGTAACAGCAACCGAAACGGTCAGCCTGGCCGCCAACGTCCAGGTCGACCTCTACGACGTGGACGAACTGTTGAATCGAATCCCTGGCTGGGAGACGATGACCGAGCGGGAACGCCTCGAAGCACTCGACGGCGTCGAGCCGGTCGGGGCTCTCTCAGCCCACAACGTAACGACCCTGGACTACCGGACGCACCTCGCCGATCTCCTCAACCCGAACGTCGACGCCGAGCCAGTCGAGGCCACGCACCTGGCGTTCGGGAACGACGAGACGCCGCCGGACGAGACCGACGACGCGCTCGAGGGCGAGAACTATCGGACGGAACTCAGCGACATCATCCAGGAGGGCGAACGCTACCGGACGATCACGCTGCTCGGCTCCGACGACGCGGTCGGAGACGAGCTGATCGAGTCGGGACTGGTCACGGCCGCCGACCCCGGCGACGTCGGGGACATGCTCGTGAACCGCGTCATCCTCGACGACGATCGCCTCCGGCCGAAGACGACCGACCACGCAGTCCGGATCCGCGTCGACATCAGCTACCACGACGTCGCCGACGAAACTGAGGTGAGCTCATGACCGAGCGCGTGCTCCCCGGGGCCTCCGGCTCGAACCTCTACGGCATCGAGATGGGCGAGGCCTGGGGCCAGTACAGCGACGGATGGATCGTCCCGGCGAGCGACCCGACGAAGTCCGCACAGCGGTACGAGGACATCGACGAGACGGCGTTCACGGCGTTCGAGGTCACGTACAGCAGCGAGAGCCTAACCGTCGAGATCGGGCCGGGCGAGGCGTTCGTCGACGGGCTCGTGATGCTCGACGAAACCCGCGAGGTCACCCTCGAGGCCGACACCCTGGAGCAAGAGGTCGCGATCGGCTGGGATCCAGACGCCGTCTACCACTCCGATGAACATGATACCCGCGACGAGGCCGACCGCGTCCTGGTCGAGCTCGCGAGCGAGATCGACGCGGACGACCCGTCGGTCGTGATCTGGAGCTTCGACACGGACGGCAGTGGCGTCGTCGAGGCACGAAACGAACGGTACATCGGGCCGATCGTCAAGGCCGGGAAGCCGACCGTCGAAACGATCGAAGACCTCCCCAGCGCCGAGGACTTCCCCCTCGGGACGGAGTTCTTCGTGGAAGCCGAAAACCAGAGCTACGAGGTAACACAAGATGAGTAAAATCTGGGAGCCGAGCGGTGGCGTCGACGATAAGGTCCTCTTCGGGATGTACCCCGAGGACCTCGACGCCCAGGATCGACAAGAACTGTACGCAGAAGCGTTCGAGGACATCGTCAAGTCCTACTCGACGATGGCGACCGCCTGCCGGTACCAGGCGATCATCGACGAGATGATCGACGACGAGACGCGAGCGCAGCTGATCGCAGACACGCAGGCGGCGATGGAAGCGGTCAGCGTCGCTCGGACTGCGATGGACTCGATCAGCCAGTCGGCCACGGCTATGGATCCGATCAGCGTGTCCGACGTCGCGATGGACGCAGTCTGGGAGAGCCAGATAGCTCGAGATATCGTCTTAGAAGTCTCGATGGCGGCTGGGAAGTTCGTAGCCAGCCTCGCTGACCTCTACGGTCCCGACTACGCCGACATCGATGACGTTGCGACCGATCAGGACGCGATGGATGCGGTGAGCGTCTCCGCCGTCGCGATGGAGGCAGTCGCCGCATCCCAGATTGCGATGGATGCAGTCGTCGCCGCGACCGACGTTGCCCTACCGACAGTTGTCGAAACTGAGACGGCGATGAACGAGGTCAGTCTCTCCGACCTCGCCCTCGATACCCTCTGGGCGAGCAGCGCTGCCTGGGACCTCATCAAGGCCAACGCGATGGCGGTCGGGAAGTTCGCTGTCGGCCGAGCAGGCCTCAGCGGCTATGACTACGCCGATATCGACTCCGTCGCCGCTTCACAAACCGCGATGGACGCGGTAAGTACGTCGCAGACGGCCATGGACGCGGTAAGTACGTCGCAGACGGCCATGGACGCGGTAAGTACGTCGCAGACGGCCATGGACGCGGTAAGTGCCTCCACCCTCGCGATGGATGCGATCTGGGATTCCCAGCTCGCCTGGGACACCGTTGCTGCCGTCTCGATGGCGGTTGGAAAGTTCGTAGCCGGCAGAGCGGGCCTGGACGGCTCGAATTACGGCGATATCGAAGCTGTCGCGTCTGATCAGACCGCGATGGACTCGGTGGCGGGCTCCGAGACCGCGATGGATGCGGTGGCGGGCTCCGAGACCGCGATGGACGCGGTGGCGGAGTCCACAATCGCCCGTACTGCCGTGATCGGGAGTTCCTTTGCTATCGATACGCTGTGGTCGGTGGCAACCGGGTCTGAGACGTGGCTGGACGGATATCAGGTTCAGTCGGGAGGCGGCTACCAAAGTCTCGTCAGTGGGCCAACGGATAACGGGAGTGCGGTCGAGATGGACATCCAGAGTACGTCAGCGACGTCGACGAGAGGCTGGACGATCGATCCTGAGAACTACGGCACGCTCGAATGGAAAGATCGAGTCCCTGATTCGAACTACTACGACGGGTATACCTACATCCGCGTAAAGATCGACGGGGATACCATCCACTCAAAAACGTACGGAAACAGCACGCAGTCGAGTTGGACGAGCCGGTCAGTCGATATCAGCAGCTATTCTGCTGAAAGCAACCTCGTCCTCGAAGCAGACACATCCGAGGGCTACGATCAGGTAACAATCACGGCACAGTTCGGCGATATCATACTCTCGTAAACGATGGAATTGATTTTCACACCGGATGATTCCGGCACGATGCGTGCGACTGGTTACGCGACCGTTTCGTACTCCAGCGACGCGGATGATGAGACGGTTGCCGAAACAACAGAAAGCGAACTCACAGCGATCTTCGAGGACGCGAAGGCAAACAGTGAGACGCTCGACGGTGCGGACAAATCGATCGATGCGGCGATCGACGAACCACTCGCGTTCCTCGATTATCTGATCCTCAACGGAAAGGAGATTATATTCGACGAAGATCACTCACGAAATCAGGAGAAATAAGTGACCCGATAGGTTTTCAATATCACCTTCGTGGTGTATGTCCAAAGAGAGACATGCCCACGAAGACGCATTGAATGAAACCGAGTTCGAGAAACTCCTGGAGGGCGCTCGACGTTTGACGCCGCCTGCGAACCTCGAGGCCACGTTCATCATCCACATGAGCGGAAAGCTCGGAATGCGGATCGGCGAGATCTCCCATATGAAGCGTACTTGGATCGATGTCGAACAGGGTCTCATCGAAGTCCCGAGTCACGAACCTTGCGAGAAGGGACGCGACGGCGGCCTTTGCGGGTATTGCCGCCGGCAGGCCAAGCGGACGTACCAGAACGATCCCGAGAACCGCAATCTCGACGAACTGCTCGAATCGTACTGGGAGCCAAAGACGGAGGCCGCTGAACGTGCGGTCCCCTACGAGTTCGATGACAGTGTTGCGGATGTTGTCTCCTCGTTTTTCGAGTACTACTACGAGGTTCCTCTCTCTGTGAACACCTGCCGTCGGCGTGTAAAGGACGCAGCAGAGCAATCGGATCTGAACCGGCGAATCTACCCGCACGCGCTGCGGGCGACAGCGGCCTCGACGCACGCGTATGAGGGCCTGAACATCGCGTCGATGAAGGCGATGATGGGCTGGGCGAAGTTGTCCACGGCTGAGAAGTACATCCGGATCTCCGGTGGGCGGACGAAGCGAGCGCTGCTGGAGCTATACGGTTGATCCAACCGACTCAACAGCCATCGCAGTCCCGGGGACGAGAATAGTTCTCGTCGTAGACTACATCCCCATTTTCGAGAATCAGGTAGTCTCGGTAAGTCAGAGGGTTCTCGATCGCGAGGTTTACTGGATGCCCGATATCCGGGAGCTCCTCTACAGGAGCATCTTCAAAGGCTTCCGAGAGTTCCCCGATCGAGGTTTCAACAAGGATCTCGGATTCGTCATCGGTCGTATATTCGGTGCTAACGTGGCCGACCATACGGTTGGTGCCGTCGTCGGGTTTGAAGATCGCTTGGATCATGATCAGTTCAGTCTCATCTCCGCGTATTCGCAGTCGTAGTCTCCGATGCAGTTGCTCGTTTCGTACCCGATCTTGATCTCGTCAGTGCCCGAGTAGCTGGACAGATCGAAGGTACGCTCGGTCCAGCTGTGACCGCTATCAGTACTCCAGGTGACATCCTCCGCGCCGTGAACGGCGCGGCTTCCTTGCATGGGAATACCGGTTAACTACCGGCAGTGGGTTCCGACCCGACCTCTCCGAGCGTCATCTGCCGTGGTTGGCTCTGCTCGGTGGGGGTCGCGGCGCTGTCACAGGCGCTCCCATCCCGTGAGATGTCATCGCCCGCCGGTTTCAGCGGCAGGCTCTCACCCCACGGGTCGTGGCGGTCAGCGATGTTGACCGCCGCGTTGATGTCTGCGTGGTACTCCGATACCCAACACTCGTCGTTCTGACACCGGAACTCATCGCCGTCCCGATACCCGATGTGGCCGCACTCGTGGCACGTCTGGCTCGTGTACTCCGGGCGAATGTATTCGACCGGGATGCCAGCCTCTCGTGCTTTGTCCTCGATACGCTCCTGCAAGCGAGCGAACGCCCATGCGTGGAGGCGTCGGTTCATCCATTCGCCGTAGTCGAGGTCTTCGCGGATGTACGAGAGGTCTTCCAGAACGACCACAGGCTTCTCGAATCGGCAGGCGTACTCGATTGCTTGCCGAGACGCCTTTTCGATGATGTCTGTGAGTGCGTTCTGGTAGTGGTCGAATCGCTCGTCAATCCGCCACTGGGCGGCGTCACGCTCTTGCAGTCGCTTCAGCGTTGTGAACATCTCTTTGCGGAGGTGACGAGCGCGGCCGCCGTTGATGAGCAGTGGGTCAGTCGGAGTGCCCTGCTTGCAGGCACAGCCCGCGAGCAGGTGCGCTTCGCCAATATCAAAGCCGACTGGCGTCACATCCTCGTCGGTCGGCTCATAGTCCGGTTGTTCGACCGGGAACTCGACAGTGACGTGGAGCGTCCACGACGTGCGGTGGCGTTGCAGGCGGAGTTGGCCTGCCGACGCCTCACCGTGTACGAGGTCGTGCCACAGACCGTCTTGTTCGGGGTTGATACGAAGCGGTATCCAGAAATTCGTCCCGCGACCGGGTTGCGGTGCCCACCATGTGAACTCGTAGTCACGCGCCGCCGAGTGGTCGAACTCGGCGGCTTGGTTGGTAAGCCGAACCGGGTGGTCGTCGTCTAACTCCTGTGCGTTGTAGGTGTCGTGCAGTTGTGGGACGTAGTTGCAGAGAGCTGCTTTCGCCTGATACGGGAGGTCGTAGGGCGTCACCACGTCGCTGGTGGCGGTCATCGTGTCACACCCGGCGTCGAACGCTTCGTGTAGCCCCTCACGGTAGGTTTCGAGCAGGTCACACAGTTTCCGCTCTTTGTGGGCTGTCGGCGGGGCGAGTGTAGCTTCCAGCGTTTTTGTGGTTGTCGCGGTCATGCTACTGGTCGTCCACGTAGTCCATCAGCGTGTCAATGCTCACTTGGCCGGTCGTGGCGAGGAAGTATCCCGGTTGCCAGAACGCATCTTCGAGCGTCTGTGTTACTTCGGGAAACTCCGACCGTATCCGTCGGGACGTGACACCTTTGAGTGAGTTGATGAACTTCGTGAGGTCTGTGGTTGGTTTGGTCTGAAACAGGATGTGAACGTGGTCGGTACCACCGTCCACGTTCTTGATGTCGGCCTCGAAGTCGTCTGCAATATCGTGGGCGATTTCAGCCACACGCTCCAGCCGCTCATACGTGAGAATATCGGCCCGGTACTTCGTGACAGTCACGAAGTGGTACTGAAGCGCGTACACTGTGTGCGACCCGGTTTGCAGATGATACTCCATTTGGCCTTAGCAGATACGAGACACCCAATTCAGATAACTCTTGTGACGTGGGGTATTCAGCAGGGAGAAACCGAGTGGTTTGTTGCACAGAGCTTACGCGATTCACTCCCGCCCTGTTCGCTCCTCGGTTCCGACTGAGCGTCGGAACACTCGTCACTCACGGGAAGGGCGGGATTCTCTCGCTGAATCAAGATAGTGTCGTTCCCTACATCGATCTTCATCACCATACAGGATCCGTGAAGGTTGATCCCGTTGGTGTAGATCGCCAGTTCCTCGACGTCGTCCAGGTCGACCTCATAGGTGAGGAAAACATCACCGCTATAATTACTGCCATTAGAGTCGAAGTGGATCGCCTGTCCGGCCTGATTCGGGCTGCTGACGTACTCTACGTTGTTGTTGTCTTCGATTTCTGCAGGGATCGAAGGATTCCCAGAACTCTCCCACATCTTCTCCGAGGGCATGTTGCTGTCCCAGATGGTTGTACGAACGTAAGGAGAGAGAAGTGCGAACGTGCGAGAGAGCACGGAAGCAACCACTGCATCCATCGCGGTAGTGGACGCCGCCACCGCGTCCATCGCGGTCTCGGAGCCCGCCACCGCATCCATCGCGGTCTCGGACGTACTTACCGCGTCCATGGCCGTCTGCGACGTACTTACCGCGTCCATGGCCGTCTGCGACGTACTTACCGCGTCCATCGCGATCTCCTCTTCGACAATCGTCGGTAATGCGATGTCGTCTGAAGCGATCACGGCGTCCATCGCGAGGGCGCTGGCAGCGACTGCCTCCATCGCGACGGTGGAGACGCTCACCGCGTCCATCGCCGTCTGGGAGGTGCTCACCGCGTCCATCGCCGTCTGGGAGGTGCTCACCGCATCCATCGCGATCTGGCTCTCGACGACGGTCGGGAGCGCGATATCGTCCGAATCGATGATGGCCTCCATCGCGACGATGGACTCGCTGATCGGATCCATCACGAACTGACTCAGAAACCCACAACCAGTACGATGAGTTACAACTCCATCGACCTACAGACCGTAGTAGCACAGACCGGAACTGCCCTCGACGAGATCTCGAGGTCCGAACCGCTCACGATCGCGGCGCCGCTGTTCATCATCCTGGCGACGTACGTCCTCTTTTACGAGGGCCTGCTCTGGACCGTCGGCTCGGACGGCTGGCGCGGGATTCGCTCCCAGCTCCCGCTGCTCGACGAGGTGGCGGACTCGATCGGGGCGTACACCCACTACGAGATCGACCCGGAGAAGGAGACGGTCGGGACGCTCGAGGCCGACGTCGACGAAGCGGTCGATCACTTCCAGGAGGAACTCGGCTACCTGGACGGGCCGGTCGCGGCTCACAAGGGCCTGCCCGATGGCCGGGAAGAGGTCGCGTCGCTGGTGAAGTACGGCTTCGAGAAGTACGACATCTGGTTCGAGGCAGAAGTGATCGAGGGGATGCCGAAGGGCATCCGGTTCCTCGTGATGCTCCTGATCCCGAACCAGCGTCACGTCACCCTCTTCGAGGGCGACGAGCCGGGCGAGGTTCTGGTCACCGCCCACCAGGAGTACTCGGCGCACTCGGTCCTCTTCGCGTACTGGCACATGATCGGGAAGGGGATGGACATCGACCGCGGCGTCCGCGAGGTCGTCGACGAGCTGAAGGAGGACGAACGGTTCGAGGCGAGCTCGAGAGCGAAGGACCTGTGGCTGGAGTGGCTGAAGTCGCCGCAGTGAGAAGAGCTGTTACTCGAGCTGGTCGGGGTTGACCCACCAGACCCTGGCGTTCGCACCGACTTTCTTCGTCTCGAGCCCGGGGTAAGCGTCGTCGAAAAGCCCGTGCAGGCGGTTGTGTGCAGTCGTTTCGCTGCAGCCGACGCGCTCGGCGACCTCGCCCACCTTCAGCGGTTCGGGGTGCGCCTCGAGGAGCGCGGTGACGACGTCCTCGTCATCGTACTTCGGCTGGAACAGGCCGTTCTCGGCTTGGTCGACGTCGCCGCGGATCTCTCCCTCTGTCATGGTCTCTGTTTTCGCTCTCGTGTACTAAAACGGTTCCGCCACGTAGTTTACCATCGGAACCAGATTCACCGTCACCGCTTCGGGTCGACCGGGGACGGCTGTGTCGGTCGCTCGTCGAGCCGGTCGGGTTCGTGGTCGGGCCGCTTAGGCGTGAGTATCGCGATCTCGCGGCTGTCCTTCTTTTCGCGGACGAGTAGTGGCTCCTCGGAGAGCGCCTCGAGGTGAGCCATCTGACCGTCAACACGCACGCTGACGTCGTCGCCGGCGACGAGGTCGATGCCGGAGCAGTTCTCGCTGACGGTCGTTCGACGATCGCCGGGCTGGTGAGCAGTGACAACGCCGGTCTCGTGGTTGTAGTGGACTTCTCGCGCTTTCATCATATCTCGGTCACCGTCCCCTCGGGGATAGGTGTTGCGCCGCTGCTGCGGACGCACTGCTCGGCCTCGGTGATCTCGTAGCGGCCGGAGTAGACGTACGCCGAGCCGTCGCGATGGAGCACGGTCATCGTCTCGCCGGTGGTGTCGCCGGTCGCCTGGACGATCTCCTCGAAGGGCCGGCCGGGATCCGCCCGGTAGATGGACTCGAGGAGGCGGGCCATGTAGTAGCTGTCGGCGCGGTCGGGATCGTCCGGCGCCGACCACCAGGTCCCGTTGTGGGCCATCATCGCGACCGGTTCGCCGTCGTCGTCGCGAACCTCGAACGGGTGGGCGTTCTGAACCGTGATCTCGCCGCGGGTCGCGTACCGGGTGTGGGCGAGGGCGACGTCGGCGTCGGGGAGCTCGTCGACGACGTCGTCGGGCATCGCGCCGAGGCCGCGCTCCCGGTGGAGTTCGCCGTCGACAGCGACCGCGACTCCCCAGGAGTGGCCGCCCGACCGCTGCTCGTTCTGCTGGCAGGCTGCGACCGCACGCGCCGCGGGGTTGTCCCCGCGGTAGATGCTCATCCAGCACATCGTCTTACGCCTCCTCGGCCTCCTCGGCCGGCTGCGCGGCGCTGGTGTGGTCGCGGGGGCCGTGATCCCAGCGGAACTCGCCCTGCTCGGCGTCGATGTTCCAGAGCGCGTCGACGTTGTTCGCCGGGGAGAACTCGTCCCGGCCGGCGCGGACGAGGTTGTACGCTCGGCAGCGCCAGGTGTTCGGCGTCTGCGGGTACGCGATCTGGATGGCGCGGAGGACCTCCCACATCGTGTCGAACTCGCGCTGCTCGACGCCGGGGATCCCTCGTCCCTCCTGGAAGGTGATGCCGCCGGGGATCTGCTGTTTCATCGCGGTGATCAGGCCGACGTCGGTGGCGCGGTGGTAGATGCGGTCGTAGCAGTACTGGAGCGTCTGCCGGTGGTTCTCGAGCTTCGGGCTCCAGCCGGCCTCGATGGCGCAGCCGGTGAGCCGCCGGAGCGTGAGCAGGCCGTTGAGGGCCATCGCGGGGTGGGCGTCGTTCGCCCGGAGCTCGATGGTGAGCGGCTTCCCGCTCGTCTGGGCCGGGTTGAACGTGACGCTGCTGTACTCGCGCCGGTAGCTCCGCGGGTTCGCGACGCGGTCGCGGACGCTGTCCTGGCTGAGGCGGGTGGTCTGGCCCTCCGCCCAGTGCTCGACGTTGAGCTCGCTGCCGCGGTAGGTCGTCCCCTCGCGGAAGCCGTTCTCCCAGTCGTGGCAGAAGTACGGCGCGAGGAACGGGAAGAGTTCGACCACCGTGTTGTAGCTGATCGTCCAGGCGGTGATCTCGTCTTCAAAGACGTCCCCGGCGACGCAGAGGTGAACGTGCGAGCCCGCGCCGGCGCCGTCGTGGGCGGCGTGCCAGTCCCAGGTGATGCCCTCGTCGCGGGTGTCGGCGTAGAACCGGTTCAGGATCGTCTTGCAGTTCTTGTACGCGCCGATCGAGGTCTCGCGGGGGCCGCTCGCGTCGCGGTGCCATCCGTCGAGGCTGCCGCGGTCGTTGTTCATCGTGTAGCTCCGGACGTCGCTGTGAAGCGGGCCGGGGAACTGCTCAACTTCCATACCGTGCGTGAACGGGCTTCTTCCGTCGGTTTTCATCGTTTTAGGCCTCCTGCACGTGTCCGATGCGTAGGAGTAATAATAAAGGTTGTCCCACGTAGTTAACCGTCACGTCGTGCGGTTTTCGGTTCCTGAAGGACATCGCTTAATAGGGTACGGGACAGTGTCACAAGTGCAATGGAAGCACACCACACGAGCGCGGACGGAAACGCGGTGTACCGGTTCGAGATCACCTACGAGTACGCGGGCGAGCGTGGCGCGGTCGAGAAGGAGACGGTTCAGGACGAGCTCTCCGAGAGCGCGGCGCGGCAGCTGGCCGGCCACGCCGCCCTCGACCGCGGCGCCGACATCCACGAGTTCGACGCCCACGACGTCACCGTCCTGGACGTCACCCGCCTCGACGACGCCGCGTAGACCGGCGCCGTCGACGACACCGCGCGCCGCACGAAATTTACTTATTCCTGCGCCTCCACAGTATTATGTGAGATGCCAAACGTCACCGTCTCCGTCGACGACTCGCTGAAGGACCAGATGGACGACCACCCGGAGATCAACTGGAGCGAGGTCGCTCGCCAGGCGATCCGCGAGAAGATCCGCGACCTTGAGGTGATGGAGCAGCTCGTCGAGGGCAGCGAACTCACCGAGGAGGACGTCGACGAACTGGCGGCCCAGATCGACCGGGGCGCCACCGAGGAAGCGATGGCCGATCTCGATGACCCGGCCGACGCATGAAGTACGTCGTCGACGCGAACATAATCCTCTCCGGACTCATTTCTGACTCGATGACGCGGCGGCTCCTCGTCGAGCTCGAAGACGACCTCCTCACCCCGGCCTACGTCCACGACGAGATCGGGAAGTACACCGAGATGGTCTCCGAGAAGTCTGGCCTCTCGCCGGCGGAGGTCGAGGAGCTCATCGAGATGCTGTTCAAGCGTATCCACGTCGTCCCGCGCCCGGTGGTCCTTGAGTCCCTCCAGGAGGCCGCGCGGATTATGCGCGACACCGACCCCGACGACGCGGTCTACCTGGCGGCCGCCCTCGAGCGCGACGCCCAGCTGTGGAGCGACGACGGCGACTACGAGGAGCAGGATGTCGTCCCGGTCGCGACGACGGGCGATATCGTCGAGCGGTTCGAGCAGCAGACGTCCCGGCGGTAGTTCTCGCGGCGCTGGCGCGTCGACGTCGGCTCCGGGCCCGCTGTCTTAACCAACATTTAGTAGGCTCCGGTCCGTCGTGTTGGTTAAGATGGCGACCAGCCCCACCCCGACGCCCGAACCGCCGGCGAGCATCCCGCAGTACATCCTCAACGGCCTCGACCGCCAGGACGCACAGACGCTCGAGGAGATCTCCCGCTACGCCGAGGACCTCGCCGAGGCGAAGGCGGCCCAGGCCGAGGCCGAGCTCGAGGACGGCGACGAGGAGGTCGTTCGCGAGGACAGCGAGGACGTCGACGACCTCCCGGACGACGTCCCCACGAAGGCCAGCGTCGTCGTGAAGGAGATCAACTCGAACCGCTACTACTACTACCAGTGGCGGGAGGGCAGCAAGGTGAAGTCGAAGTACAAGGCGCCGGTGAACCCGGACTCGGACGACTGACCCGGGGTTCAGATGGTCTCGAAGTGGTCGTACTCGCGCTCCGTCGTGAGAATCGACGAGTGCCGGAGCCTGTTCCTCACGTCGTAGAGCGTGTTGTCGTCCTCGACGCGTAGCATCCGCCAGGCGACCGAGTGGCGTAGCGTGTGGGCGGTGACGTCCTCGGGCTCGCCGCGCCCGGAGAACGAGTAGGGGCGGACGTCGGCGGTCGCGGCCGCGCGCTTCACGGCGTCGTTGATCGCCTTCCCGGACAGCCGCGGGCTCTTCTGCGAGGTGAACAGCGCCGGGTGGTCGTCGTCGCGTTGCTGGAGGTGGGCCTCGATCGTCGCGATGACGTCGAGCTGGTCGCTGCGGTCGAGCTCGAACGTCGCCGGCGGCGGGCTCCGGTCGTTCGGGAAGTCCTTCTGGATGGACGTCGGGATCCGGAGCAGCTCGTCCTCGAGGTCGACCATCGCGCGGTCGGTCAGGGACAGCTCCTGGCGACGGAGGCCTGTGTCGTAGAGCAGCGTGACGACCGCGTCGTCGCGCTGCGGGTGGCGGCCCTCGCGAGCGCCCTCTCGCATCGCGTCGACCTGGCCGGGCTTCAGCCAGTGTTTATCGTCGTGGTCAGTCATGTGAAGGCGGTTGCCCGCCCCCGTCGTAAAATGTACGGTTCTGCTGATGGACTCGTACGTTATCCGCGCAGGCATTGGTCGAGGTCACCGCAGTCCTGCGATTCGCGGGCGTGGAGTGGTACTCCGAGGGCGTCAACCCCGGGGGTCGTACGCCTAGAAGCGGCGTCCAAACGGCGACTCATCAATCATATGTTGCTATATCGATTCGCCCCGCTGTGGTCGTGACGTTGGGGAACTTCGGTTCCGTCGACGTCCTCAAGCAGCGCGAGACACCCGCCACTATCGATGCGTCAGCCGCGGCTCTCCGCGCTGCTCTCGGACGAGAATCGTGGAAAGACGACCGACCAGAACGGCCGGTCGCGTGGGCGGCCATCCTGCTCCCACGCAAGGAGGCCTATGCGGACCAAGTGGCCCGCAAGCCGATAGTGGTACGCCCGGAAGGTGAATCTAACGGTCGTCGTCCTCGTCGACGAGGCCGAGTTCCTCCTCCAACGACGTCCCCCGTAGCGCCGACCGGAAGATCGCCGGGTACAGGTCGCGGTTCTTCGCGAGCTCCCTACCATGCTCGCTTCGGAAGTCTGCGTAGTAGCGACCGTACGCATCTTCGACCTCATCGACGAGTTCGTCGCTGAGGTAGATGGTCCGCCCGTTCCAGTCCTCGCGAACAACGACGTCGTCACCCGGCAACGATGTCGTTTCGGTCGCCTCAGTCGTTTCACTCGTTTCAACTTCCTGGTTCGTTCGACACATCCCACCCACCGCGTCGCCGCCGGCGTCGCTCGTGGATGTCGTTTTAGCAGTTTCAGTCGTTTCAGTCGTTTCAGTCGTTTCAGTCGTTTCAGTCGTTTCAGTCGCCTCGGTCGCCTCGCTCGTTTCAGCCGTTTCAGTCGTTTCGCTAGACTGACTGAACCGATCGGCGATACCGCCGATTTTGTCGGCCGTCTCGCCCAGCTCCTTGCTGGCGTCGTCCCCATCGTCGGCGGCGCCGTCAGACATCAGCCACCTCCTTGACCTGGAACGTCGCCTCGATCTCCGCGGCGATCTCGTCGAGGACGCGCTCCATGTCGGTCGTCTCCTCGACGCCGAACATCGACCGCTGGTGCTTCGAGAGGGAGCGCTGGAGGGCGACTCGCTTCCGGACCTCCCAGACTGGGAGGTGCGCGCCGAAGTTCTCGCGCAGCTGCTCGACCATCGCGTCGGCCTGGTTGTTCTGCTCGATCCGGTTCACGACGATGCCGAGGATCTCGACCGGCCCGTAGTAGGACTCAATGGACTGGATCTGCTTCTGGAGGCGGTCGAAGCCCTGGACGCTCAGCGCCTCGGCGTACGAGGGGATGATCACCGCGTCGCTGTTCTGCAGGGCGTTGTCGGTCAGGACGTTGATGCTGGGCTCGTTGTCGATGAGGACGACGTCGTGCCGCTGGCGGAGGTCCTCGAGGGCCATCCCGAGACGTTCGCGGGCCCGCGGCTCGCCGTCGAGCGCGCTCGCGGTGTTGTCGACCATCCGTTCGTGGGCGGGGAGGATATCGAACTCCGCACCGTCCTGGATGAGCTCGTGCGCGCGGTCGCCGTACTGGTTCGGCTCGAGGAGTAGCTCGTGGAGTGTGAAGTCCAGATCGAGGTCGCCGTAGACGTCGTCGAACCCCAGTATCGATGTGAGGGCGCCCTCGGGTGCGAGGTCGACCACGAGGACGTCGTGGCCGCGGCCGTTCAGCGCGCCGGCGACGTGGACGGTAAGCGTCGTCTTCCCGACGCCGCCCTTCTGGTTTAGCATAGAGACGATCGGGGCGCCGGTCGTTTCGGTCGCCTCAGTCGCCTCGCTCGTTTCACTCGTTTCACTCATGCCTCTGGATATGGAACACTGTGTACAATAAGTGTACGTCAGACGTTCGTCGGCTTGCCGTGGAGAAGAGAAACTACGACGTCAGCGTGACTTCGACGGCGCCGGACGTCTTCGGGCTCGAATCCGCAGGCTGCATCCGAAGGGTGTACTCGCCGCTCTCCTGCAGGTCGAGTTCGTAGGTCGCGGAGTCTTGGACTCCTTCGCTCAAGAGGATCTCGCCACTCGGACTCTCGACCACGACGTGGGTCCTGAAGCCGGTCCCCCCGTTCTCGACCGAGACCGTTGCTTGGGCTCCCTCTTCGGCCGTGAAGGCGTTCGTAGTCGCCTGGTAGTTGTCGGTGTCGACTACCGTCTCGCCATCGGATCCGCCCAACATGGCCAGCGCCGCGATAACGACCACGAGAGCGGCCATAATAACGAGAAAACCCTTGAAGTTCTCTTTCGCCTGCCGTTTGTCTTCCTCGGTCACGTCCCGCCAGCTGGTCTCGTCCTCGGGATTCGCCTCGGTCATGTTCTTATGTACTCCTTCTCTGGTCATCGGTCTTATAAGTCCGCCATCAGTTCGACGCCAGTTCCGACAGCACCTGCTGGTACGTCTCCTCAATCGTCGCGTCGTCGACGTCGTAGTTCCCGAGCTCGTCCTCGACCCGGCCGCGGACGTTCGGCGCGATCGAGCCGTCCTTGTTCTTCCGGACGAACCCCTGGTCGATGACCTCGCTCATGTCCTCGTAGTGCGTGCCGCTCGGGTCGCTCTGTAGACCGAACGTCCGCTGCGCCCACGCCTTCTGGCTGCTCACCGTCTGGCCGTGCGCCTCGATGTACTTCAGGAGGCGGCACTGGCGCTCGTTGAGGTCCTCGACCATCGACACGACCCGGTCGACGGCCTCCTGCTGGAACTCCGCCATAATCGACCCCTCGACTGTCGACGACGTCGCCGGTTCGGCGCCGGCGTCATCGGTCGCGCCTCCCACCTCCGCCGGCGGGGCCAGGTCGACGTCGACGTCGAACGTCTCGACGAGCGCGGCAACGTCCTCGCGGGCGCCCTCGAACGCGGACCGGAGCTCCTGGACGTCAGCCTCGAGGTCGGCGACGCGCTCCTGCAGGGCCCCGTTCTCCTCGGCGAGCTCGTCGCGCTCGGCCTGGACGTCGTCGAGTTCCTGCTGGAGGCGGTCGCGCTCCTGCTTCAGTTCGTCGACGCGGCCCTGAAGCTCCTGGACGCCCTCGCCGACTTCCGCCGCAGCGCCGGCACCGGCGCCGCCGTTCCCCGAGCCGACCAGGCGCTCCATCGCGTCCGAGAGCTTGTCGACGTTCGCGAGCTCCTCCTCCAGTTCCGCCTTCTCCTCGCGAAGCCGCTCGTTCTCCTCGCGGAGCCGTTCGAGCTCGTCTTCGCGCTCGCTACGGCGCTCGCGCTCGGCCTCGACCTCCTCCTGGATGTCCTCGAGGACGTCGCTCAGCTGCTCGGGCGTCTCCGGGAGCTCGAAGGACTCCTCGCGAGGGTCCGGCGATGTCCGCTTCCGAACCTTCGTCGGGCCCACGAGGTCGCCGTCGGTGATCGACTCGCCGCGCGCGAGGATCTCGCCCGTGCCGAGGTTCGCGAGTTCGTCCTCCGAGCAGCGAAGGGCGTCGGCGGTTCGGTCGACGTCCTCGTCGCCCGGCCGGTGGGAGATGTAGTCGTCGCAGAGCTGGATCATCCCGTTGTGGAGGAACGCCCGGCGCTGGTAGCCGACGACGATGGAGATCCCCTTGTTCCCGCCCTCGGTCGCGGCCTTGATGAGCTGGCCGCGGCACCGCTTGACGTGCTCGTCGAGCTCCGGCTCGGGCGCGGAGTTCTTTGGCGCGAGGTAGTGCGCCTCGTCGACGACGAGCAGCGACTTCGTCCGGTCCCCCGCGCGGTACTTCTCGTGGGCCCGGTCGTTCAGGGACCTCGCTGCGCGGGCGGCAGCCTCGTGGACTCTGGAGCCCTCCTCTTCGTACTCGGCGTACGTGCTGACATCGAGGAGGATCTTCATCCCGCGATCGAGGACCCACGAGCCCAGCTGGTCGAGGTCCTCGAGGGCGACTGCCAGGTCGACGCCCTCCTCTTCGCGGGCGCCCACGACGACGATGTCTTCGTCCTCGAGGCGGGCCGGGGAGAGGGCGCCGAGGCGCTCGATGATCAGCGTCGGGATCGAGACGTCGGCGAGGTCCTCCAGGATGACGGCGAGGGTGTTGCTCTTCCCGACGCCGCTGGTGCCTTCGACGCTGAGCCTGAAGTCCTGGGTCTGGACAGGGTCGAAGGAGACGTCGCCGAGGGTGACGGTGCTGCTGGATTCGGTCTTCTGAGTTGTTGCGTTGGACATGTTACATCACCGCGGTGTGTTCGTCGAGCGCTTCCATCAGGTCGTCCAGGATGTTGTACTGAATGCCGGGCGGCTGCTTCCGCAGCGGCGCCGCGACATCGACGTCGAGCTCCCGCAGCGGGGCCCGGACCGGGTCGACGTAGTCCTGGGCGCCGGCGAGGATGACGACCCGGTCGCCGGCGCCGACGAGCTTTCCGAGGTCGCTGAGGACCTCCGCGCTCCAGGCCTCGGTGTCGACATCCCGAATGTGGGTGTTGTACGGCTCCAGCTCCGTCGCCGGGTGGACGAACCCGTGCTCGGCCGAGAGGATGCCCCAGAGGCCGGCGTGGTCGCGAGCGATGCGGCGGCGCCGCCGGAACAGCGGGGACTCGTCGTAGAGGTCGCCCGCCTGGGCCGGCTCGTCGCGCTTCCGCTTCGTACAGCCGACGAGGGCGACGTCGAATGGGAGTCCGCTCCCCGAACACTGCGGGCACTGGTAGACGGAGCGGTAGCCGTAGGTGTCGTCGGTCTCCTCCAAGTCCTCGCTCCAGCCGTCCGGCAGCGGGTTCGAGTCCGGCGCCGGTTCGCCGACGTCGGCCGTCGCCCCGCAGGACTCGCACTGGATCTGTTCAGGCACGCTGACCACCTCTGTCGACGGCGCCGGCGCCACGGTCGAGTGGGTCGAGCGTCGGGTCGTCGGCCCACCCCATCTCGGTCGCGCAGCGCTGGCAGAGGTAGACGATCTTGATACCGCCGTCCTCCCGGCGGACCTCGATCGAGTGCGAGGGCGCGTTGATCTCGTCGCCCCGGTAGTCGAGGAGCCGGCAGAGCTGGCACTCCTCGGGGATCGTTTCAGGCATCGGCATCCTCCATCCTCGCACCGATATCGAGTAGCAGCGCCAGCACCAGGAGCAGGTACATCAGGACCGTCGGTCGAAAACCCCAGAAGTCGAGGCCGTAGGCGACTGATGGCGCCGATGCGATCGCCCACCCGACAGTCCGCTGATGCCACTCACGCATCGGGATCACCTGCGAACTCGTGCTCAAGGTCGAGGACCTCGACCATCAGCTGCAGGTCCTCCGGGTCGCCCCACCCCAGGTTTCCGGAGAACTCCTCGGCGTCGTCGGACATGTCGAGGGCGACGTGGAACGAGGCCTCGGCGAGCCAGTCGGGCGTCGCGAGGTCCTCAAACTCGGTCGCGTCCGCCGGGTCGTCGACGTCGATCACCGCGGCCACCCGGTCGGCCTCATCGTCGACGTCGTCCTCGGCACCGTCCTCCTGCTCGGGCTCGCGATGGGGCTCCGGCTCGGGCTCCCCGGTGGGCTCGGGGTCCGGTTCAGGAGTGGCCTCCTGGCCGGGCTCGGTTTCGCTTGTGGATGTCGTTTCGCTCGTTTCAGTCGTTTCAGCCGCCTCGGTCGTTTCGGTCGCCTCGTCGGCGCCGTCCTTCTCGTCCTCGTCGCGCTGCTCCCAGGCCTGACTCCGGCCGGGGGACTCGGTCGGGTCGTGGATGCCGAGGCTCTTCAGGTTCTTCACGAGCGTCCGGTACGGGACGTCCAGCTCGCCGTCCTCCTCGATGCGGCGGTGCATCTCGGAGATGTTCCCGTCGGCCGCGTCGTACCGCTCCTGGAGCCACTCGCGGTCCCGGTAGAGCGGGCCGTCGCCGTCCTCGGCCTCGCCCTGGGGCGTCACCTCGTGGATACCGAACTCGATGAGGTAGTGGCGTACTCGGCCGGGGCTGACCTCGAAGTCGTGCTGGCGGCACATCTCCGAGTAGTTCCCGTCGTGGCGGTGGTAGAGTTCCTCGAGGAGCTCCGGGTTCTTGTGGTCGGGGACGTCATCGGGCGCGATGAGGTCCTCCCGATCGGGCTCCTCGTCGAGCCGCACCGGGTCGCCGTCATGGTCCGAGGAGCCGTGGTGGGCGTTGATCCCGCGCCAGCTGGTCCGGCCGTAGCCGCAGTACCCGCACCAGAAGTCGCCCTCGGGGACGTCGAGGGCGTGCTCGCTGGAGCCGAGGTGGCCGCGGCGCTCCCGGATCGTCGCGAACGTCCGGTCGCAGTCGTCGTGGGGACACTCGAGTTCGCCGTCCTCGTCGAGGACGTCGTCCAGGAGGCGGAGCGTCGCCTCGCGGATGAGGTCCTCGGCGCCGTCGAAGTCGGTCTCGTCAACGGCGCGGTCGAGGCGAGTCTCGGTCTCCTCGTCGAACTGGACGTCGTGGCCGGCGTCGACGCCGGGGGTGGCCGTCGACGCGGCGCCGTCGGCAGCGTTAGACATCGGAATCACCGTCCTCGGGGACCATCTTCGCACCGCAGATGGAGCAGGTCAGGCCCCGTGTCTCTCTCCACCGGTGCTCGTTCTGCTCGAAGTACCCCTCCGGAACGGACGTCCGGTGATGGGGGTTGTCTTCCGTGTCGGAGCAGACGAGACAACGGACTGCCGAGGCCTCACCCGACATTGCCCTCACCTCGGTTGAAGAGCGCCGGGTCGACGTCGCGTTCCTCGATGAACCAGTCGACGAGCTCGGTGACGTACCGGTCGAAGTGCTCGAAGGCCTCCTCGGGCTGCATCTGCTGGTCCTCGACCGCGTCGACGAACAGCTCGTCGAGCGCCTCGAACATGTCGTCGACCCACTGGTCGGGCGTCGGCGGCCGGGACTCGGACTCGGCGCGCAGCCAGTTCACGAACCGCTGCGGGTCGAGCGGGCCCTGGACGGAGTCGAGGTTCTCCTCGATGAAGTCGCGGTACATCTGGAAGATCGCGACGATCCGATGACCGCCGGGGCTCGCCTCCAGGACGACGCCGGTCGCGACGGTCTCGCACATCGTGTGGATCCAGTTGAAGTCCTCGTCGTCACTGGGCTTCGCGTCGATCTGGAACGCGACCGGGACCTCGCCGGCGTCGTCGGGACCGGGGAGATCGCCGAGGCCGTCCTCCTGGGCGCGGGTGTCGTCGCGACTATTCATCGGCATCACGCTCCTCGCGAGGGTCCTCGACGAGCTCCCAGAACGCCGTGGGCTCGTGGACGTACTCGATGTACCCCCCGAAGTGGAGGCGGTCGAGGCGCTTTTTCACCGCATCGTGTGACCGCCCCGTTTCATCAACTAAGTAGCCAGTAGTAGCGCAGCCACCTGAGATGGAGAACAAAGCCAGTATCTCCTCACGGAGGTCCTCGAAGTCACCGCCGACACCGTGGCTGTGTTTTTCCAGATGGCAGTCTCGGCAGAGGGTGATCAGGTTTTGAGGGTCGTCGCCTCCCCCCGCCGATTTTGGTTCGACGTGGTGGATGTGGGCAGTAGGCCCGTTTTCGCACCTCGTGAGAACGAGGTCAGTCCCGCACTGCGTACACTCTTCGCCGTCTCTTTTGAAGACGGACTGGCGCGTCGCTACGTCCATATCACTCCTCCCTCGGATCATCGACGAAGCGGTAGAGACCGCGGACAGGTTCGTCGTCGACGTGGTGTTGCTCGATCCAGCCGGCGTCGACGAGGCTCCCCAGTGCGTCGTTCACGCGCTGCTTCTTCATCCCCGTCTCGGCACGGATTCGGAGAGGGTTCGCGTAGCCCCAGGGTTCGTCAGGTATCTCTCGCCCCTTCTTGAAGACGTCAAGTACCCGTTCCTGGTTCTCGGTCGGAGTGAATCGTTCGTTTACCATCTCTTGCGTCACACTCATACGGACACCTCAAAGTCCGTTTCGCTCGCCTCTACTAAAGTCGTTACGCTGGATACACGACTTGGTATTCAATAGTCCGTTACTCCGTAACGGTTAAGGCCGTGGCGAATGGAGATACAGCTGAGAAGCGCGGGATACGGCCGCTCAGAACGAGTGGCCGGCGGCGTCACCACCGCCGCCGACCGCGCTTCGGAGCACCGAAGCAAGATGTCTACGAGCCACCAACGGAAAAAGGATACCGAAGCAACGGTCCGGCGCCTGGAGCGCGACTACCACGACGTGCCCGCGGAGTGGGCCGCGTGGGGTCGCCACCAGGACGTCCCGGAAACGCACGAGCGGTTCTACGCCGAGAAGGTCTGCCACGAGTACCGGTTCGTCACCTGGCCCATCGGCCATGATCGTGCCGGCGCCGAAGAGATTCACAAGCTGTACGTCCTCTACCGGAACCCGGAAAGGGGTGAGAAGGTGGAGCGGATGTACGGCGCCTCGGTCGGCCAGACAGACGGAGACACCGTGCGCGTGTGGTGTTCCGAGTCTGATGCGCCTGACGAGCGCGTCGAGTACCCGGTCTTACCGGTCGAGCTCGACGATTGGGAGAACTACGTTGTGCTCCCGAGCATCGTTCGCGATGGCGAACCCCAGAACTTCCGTACCAGCATCGCGGTTCATCCAGAAGAGCCTCGAGTCGGAGACGGTCAGGAGGGGGGCGAGTGACAATGCGTCCCAGTAGTTCCGGGATCAACCGACAGCAGACGGTACGCGATCACGTTGAGGAGTGGCCGGAGAACCGGATCCAGAGGCATCTCGAGGAGCGCGAGCGTGCCGAGGTGACGGCGGGCCCCGAGACGCCGCTCCAGCAGCTGGCCGCAGTCGACGAACGCCTTCGTACCAACGTCAGCCCAGGCGCGACGATCCAGACGGCATCGGCCGGCGTGCTGAGCACAGAGATCGTCGCCGTCGAGGAGGAGGTCCCCGAGGACGTCGCCCAGCTGGGCATCGCCCGATGGGCCCGGTACGAGGTCATCGACAAGCCGGTCACCGGTGTCATCGGCGAGACTGCCGACGGCTCGACCTTTCATCTGAAGCGTCGCGACGGCGAGCTGCTCGCGACGCCCGTCGACATCGAGGTCCCCGAGGCTGAGGGGGTGACCAACCGTGTCTGACGTCGACGTCGGCGACCAGGTGCGGTTCGAGAAGCACGGCAAGACGTACGAGGGCGAGGTCGTCGCCATCGGCCACTCGGGGATGCTCCGCGTGGCCTGCATCGTCTACGTCGACATCGAGCCCGAGGAGGTCCTCGAGGTCGTCGACGACGCCGGCGACGTGGAGACCGACGGCCCCCGCGAGGAGGTGAGCGGCTGATGCAGCTGAACAGCCAGCAGGACAGCCTGATGCTGTCGCCGTTCCTCGTCAGCGGAAACGTCGGGTTCAAGCTCCCCGCGGTCGCGGACTGGAGCGACCGGGCCGACGTCACGAGCGTCGACGTCGCCTCCGCTGGGGTCCAGCCGTCCGGGAGTGACGACCACGCCTACCTCGTCATCGAGACCGAGGTGTACTTCGACGGCGAGGAGGAGCCCGTCACCGCGTGGGCGTGCTCGTGCCCGCAGTGGCACTACCGCGAGCAGGACGACGACCCGCGCGAGGCCGGGGAGTGCAAGCACATCCGCGCCGAGAGCAAGGTGAGCCGGGCGCAGGCCGACGAGGACCAGCTCACGCTGGGAGGGGGCGACTGATGCAGCTGCGCGACTCCCAGCGCGCGGCCGAGGACCTCGCGAACGAGCTCAACGTCGTCGACGACCAGGCCCTCGACACGCTGCGAGCCGACGAGATGTTCGCCGCCTGGGCGTACATCTACCAGCAGGCGGACCTCTACGCGGCCGAGGTCGAGGAGACGCTCGCCGGCGACGCGATGAAGGAGGCCGCCCGGGTGGCCGCCCGCGGCGCTCGCGACGTCGCGGTCACCCGCGCCGAGGAGCTGCTCGGCCGGCGGCTCCGGCAGTACACGCGCCTCGAGGAGTTCGCGGCCTGGGTGTCGGGCGAGCTCTGCCTCGACGCCAGCGCCCGGAACGACGACGGGTACGTCGTGATCCGCGCGAGCGAGGCCGCCGTCGCGGACAACTGCGGCCGCCTCCAGGAGCGCGGCATCCCCGCGCGCGTCGACGAGGACGACCCGACGCGGCTCGTCGTCTACCCGCCGATGGGCCACGCCGCCCGCAGCGAGGTCTTCCGGAACCGATGACGTTCCACGTCGTCTGCCACGACTGCGAGTTTGAGGGGGTCCACAACTCGATCAACGGCGCGTGGCCGGCGTGGCGCGAGCATCGGTTCGACGCGATGCACGACGTCGAGTACGCGCGCCTCGACTGAGCCAGCCGAGTCCGAGGCGTGCAGGTTCGTACTTGCCGGAAGTGTGACCATTCTTTATGTATTATCCCATGCTTAAGTTCATCTGTATGATAACTGACCCCCGCGTGTTCCAGGACGAGTACCTCCCGCGGGAGCTCAAGCACCGGGAGGGACCGGTCGAAGAGCTCTGCCGCGCCTTCGACCCCGCCGTCGACGGTGACCAGGCTACCGACGTGCTTGTGGCCGGGCCGTCCGGAGTCGGGAAGACCGTCCTGGTCCGCCATACTCTCGGCCGCCTTGAACAGTACGCCGACGTCGACCATGCTCACATTGAGTGCCTCGGCGTCGACACCAAGGACGTCCTCCAAGCCGCGCTTCGAAAGCACCGCGCGCCCGTCGACGTTGGCGACGACGCCGATGTTGAAGCCCTCCGTGATCAGCTCCGTGAGACGACCCGCCAGCCGTACATCCTCGTCCTCGACGAGGCCGACGCACTTCCCGACGCCGAGATCCTCGACGATGTCATCGACATCGCGGGAGTGTCGATCGTTGGGATCTGCCACGATCAAGAACGATGGCTCGCCCGTGTGAGCGACAACGTTCGGCGCCGGATCGCGGCGCCGGTTCAGCTCGATCGGTACGGCGTCAGTGAGCTCTCGTCGATCCTCCGTGACCGCGCCGACCAGGGCCTTCGTCGCGGCGCCGTCGACGACGAGCAGCTCCGAGCGATCGCCAACGAGGTCGCCGGCGTCGCGAGGTTCGGGATCCAGGCGCTGCGGGCCGCCGCAGAGTTCGCGAGCGACCGGGGCCACGGACAGATCGAGGCCGCCGACGTCCAGGACTCTTTCGAGCTCGCACGGCGCCGGATCCGTCGGTCGAGCCTTGACTCGCTGCCGTTCCATCATCACGTCCTCTACGGATTGGTCCATCAGTCCGGTAAGATCTCGGCGAGTACGCTCCACGAGCAGTACGAGGAGCTGGCCGAGGACGTATACTTCGGGCGGGACCTCACACCGATTGGCGGGCGGGCCCGGCGGAACAAGCTCTCAAAGCTGCGGGAGTACGACCTCATCGACTACCAGGGCCCGCCGCAGAACCGGTGGTACTACGTCCTCGATGAGTCGATCGAGGCGCCGGTTTCGCTCCCGATTCTTAACCAACACTGAAACGCTACGAAGGTCGGTGTTGGTTAAGGCTGAGGGCGGCGAACATCCCTCTCTTCGGAGGAGCCACTCCTCGAAAGACAATCAGTCAGCCGTTTGGGCCGTTAGGTTCGGATTTCCCTCTTCCTCGGCCTCCTCCACCGCGGCCAGTTTCCGGTCGATCGCGTCTTCGACCCAGTCTTGGATGTGATCGCCGTAGCTCAGTTGGGCCTCGATGCGCTCCTTTTTCTCTTTCGGGACGCGAGCGGCTACGAGAACGCGCTCGTTGTTAGTTTCCTCACTCGTCTCATCGGCTTGGCTATCTTCTGCCATATGTGAAACTGTGTTACATCGTTGTAAGATAGTGCTTTTGTCTATTTGCGCTGTTTCTGAGTTACACTTTTATAGGAAACGCTGTAATAGGGTTACACATGGTGTTCAACACCAGGAGGTCAGACCGGTGACCGACACACGAATCCCACTGTCGAAGGACCGTCGAAAGCAGCTGAAAGCGCTGAAGCGCGGGGACGAGACCTACGACGAGCTGCTCGAGAAGATGATCGAGCAGTACGACCCGGACGAAGCCGCCGACGACCTCGACTCGGTTGTCGCATAGCTCGCCAGAGAAATCGATGCCGGCGCGCCCCCACGCGCCAGCTGATCACCAAAACGCATGCAAGCACACACGCGACGGCGGCTTAGTTATACAGCCGCTAACTCCACGACTCGGCCAGTAAGTACCGCTTACCGAACACTTCGAACTTGCCGGAAATACGATACCTGTCTTTATACGCGGAGGTTCAACACCGCTGATACCTCCGCGGTTCCCTCCGGACGCGCCACACCTCTGCCAGGAGTCGGGGCGCGCCCGGCGCACCGCGGGCCCCGAAGCCAACTATGCAAGCTCAGCCACAGGGCCGTGGGCACCTTCTCGGGCCCGGCCAAAGACGGTATCGCTTCACAAAACTCGCGGGACACGACTGGAGGCAGCCATGAGCGGTGACAGCGAGGCAGCGGGCAGTCAGAATGCCCGTCAGGCCATCCTCCAGGCCGTCGACGATCACGCCACCGAGACCGGAGCGCCGGTCGGCGACGTCGTCGAGGCCGCACTCGAGGATGTCGACGGTGGCCTCGGTCGCGTCTGCTCGGCGCTCCAGCAGCTGCACGCAGACGGCGAGGTCTACCAGCCGAACCCGACGACCGTTCGCCGGGTCGCAGTCGACGGCGGCAACGAGACCGGCTCCCCGGAGTCGCGACTCGAAGGAGTCCGCAAGCAACTGCGGCTCGTCCTGGACGACATCGAGTTCAAGGACGAGGACGCGGTTGAGTACGTCGAGGGCGCACTCGCCTGTGCGGAGTCCGCGGCCGTCTGCCTCAAGGGCCCAGAGGTCCTCGAGGACGAGGACTCGATCACCGACGCGCCCGTCCCGATGGTGAAGTCGGTCGGCCCGCTCGGCACGACCGTCGCGGGCCCCGAGCCCGGGGCGTACCAGCGCTGGGAGAGCCAGCGCGAGGGAGGTGAACGATGACGCCCGAAGAGGCCTCCACGCTCGCCGCGATCGTCGAGTCCGTCGACGACGCCGGCGGCCGGATCACCGGCACCGAGGTCGACCACATGAAGGTCGGCGGCGTCGCGAGCGCGCAGACGGTTCACCAGGTCCGCCGAGAGATGCACCACCTCTCGCGGGACGAGGTCGCCGACATTCTCGAGGCGCTCGGGTTTCTCGAACAGTTGAAGAGCGGAGGGTCAAAGCGCGACCGCGACGCTGTCAAGCGCGCTGTCAGCGAGGTGGCTCGGTAACATGAGCGCCGAAACCGACGGCAACGTCGACGCCGGCACCGGCGACGACCACGAGTGCCCGACCTGCGGCGACGACGGGTTCGAGTCCCGAACTGGCCTGAAGATCCACCACTCGATGGTCCACGACGAGCCCCTCGAGGGGCTCCGCGAGTGCGACCTCTGTGGTGAAGAGTTCTGGCCACGCGCCGACTCCGAGGATAAGTACTGCTCGCTCGAGTGTGCGAGCACGTCGCGTCGCGACCGGGTGACCCTGGAGTGCGAGTACTGTGGTGACGAGATCGAGCTTCCGAAGTCCGATGCCGAGGGGCGCCGGCACTGCTCAGAGGAGTGCCGGGTCCAAGCCCAATACGACACCCGAACCTGCCGGATGTGTGGTCGGGAGTTCGACGTGATGCAGTGCCGTCACGACGAGTTCTGCGGCCGGCCGTGTTTCGATGAGCACCGGACGGATAAACCCCGACCGGAGAACCTGTCGACGCTCGTCTGGCTGCTGTTCGTCTACGAGGATCGCGAGCTCAAGAACACGACCGCCCGGGTCAACGCCGTCCGCGGGCCCGACGAACACTACGACGTTGACGACATCCGCGGGCAGCTGGTCGCGAACGGCTGGCTGGCCCCGTCACTCGCCGACGTCGACGTCGCGCCGGATGAGCTCGAGGCAATCGTCGACGAGGCAGAGTACCTTGACGAGGTCGCCGACGCGATCGATGAGTCGCTCGGCCGGACACGCCGGATCCTCCGGGACATCGGCCGGAACCGCGACGTTCGTGAGGGCGCCCGCTACGGTGGTGGTTCGCGATGAGCCCGTGGTTTGGCGTGAAAGTGTTCCTCGTGGCTTTGGTCGCGACGACGATCATCGGGCTGCTCATCGAAGCCGGAGGTGCCCTATGAGGTCGTGCGATCACTTCCTCCCCGGTGGCTGTCCATTTAAGTACCCCGGCTACAAACTGGTGAGACAGCAAGAAATGAGCACCGAAGATACCCGCCGCTGGCGGGCGTGGAAACCGGAGGCAGGTGGTACTACCTCTGGTTTCTCGACCCGTCGTATTAAGCCTACCGGACACAGAGAGCGGCGGCGCTGTCCACCGCGAACGCCGCGGAACGCGCCTCGGCGCGTAGCAGCGCGATTCACTGGTCCGGTAGCCGTCACCACCGTGATCGGACCAAACCCGCCGACGACTCCGCGGGCCCTGGGGGCATCCCCGGTGATGTCCCGATGAGCCCGTGGGACGTCGTCGGCTGTTCAGACTGCGGCACGCCCTGGCTCATCGAGCGCCAGCAGCGTCGCGAACAGGCCCGCGTTTCGTGTCCAAACTGTGGTAAGTCCATCGACGCTGACCTGCTCCGCCCGCTCGCCCAGCACGATACGAAGGCCGGCGCCGCCGAGCTCCGCTCGCGGATCCTCGCGAGCCGCGCCGGCGAGGACGAGCGGTACGCCGAGATGGACGACTACGCCGAGCAGGCTGACGCCGTCGACGAGCAGCTCGACCGGTTCGTCACGGACACCGACCAGATGGACCTGCGGCCGAGCGGCGCCGACCGCTACTCCGAGCTCGTCGACGCGCTCGACGAACGCCGCGGGAGCCGGTTCGAGGAGGAGGCCGAAGAGGCCCTCGGCCTGTACGACGACGCGTACGCCGACGCCGTCGACACCGGCCTCCCCGAGTGGCGCCGGAACCTCTTCCAGGACGACGTCGACGAGCGCCTCGAGGAGTGGGGCGACGAAGACGTCGTCGACGAGCGGACCGGCGACCTCGTCCTCGACGACCAGTACCCTGCGGACGCCACCGCGGAGATCGTCCTCGACGAGGACGCGACGGTCGCCCGATCCTCGGCGGACAACCCCGGGGTGTGGGCCGATCTCGTCGAACAATCCGGCTTCCAGACGGCGCTTGTCGAGGGCGTTCGCCGGTTCGCCGAGGGCCGCACCTCCAGCGAACTCCAGGATGCCCTCGAGTCTCGGGACGTCGCCTACCCGCTGCGGAGCGTGATCGAACGCCTCGCCCGCGGTGTCGAGCGCGACGACCCGGATGTCGCGGAGGATCTCGTCCGGCGGCTGATCTACGGCGGCGAGGACCTCGACGGACTGCTGTTCCTGGCGCGCCGGCTCGGCACGCAGCGCGCGCCGGTCGACCAGATCCTCGGGACCGCCCGCCTCGTCGCGTGGGCGACCGGTGAACACGCGGTGAACACACCGACCATCTCGGTCCGCCTCGAGGAGAGCTTCCAGGACCAGAGCCCGGACCAGCGCGAGCGCGTCGTCCAGCTGCTCTGGCAGCTCGCCCGGAACTGCGAGGTCGTCGTCGTCGGCTCGCCGATCGACCTCCGGCGGCTCGCTGTGAGCCACGACCTGAAGCGGACCGCGTTTAACGAACGGTGGACTGGACGGGGACGTACAGCACCTATCGACGAGCGCGTCGACCGTGCCCTGGACGTCCTCGATCGGGAGTCCACCGGTGCCCGGATCCTCCGGCTGCTCCACAACGAGCACGACGAGACGCTGAGCTATCACGCCCTCGCAGCGGCGCTCGACGTCTCGAAGCCGACAATCTCGAACTGGGTCCAGCGTCGCGACGACGCGCTCGTCGAGCTCGGCCTGGTCGAGACCATCGAGGCCCGCGGCCGGTCGCACGTCGAACTCGGACCTGCCGGTCGGGAGGCGGTCGAGACGATAGATACGAAAACCCCCCGACAGCAGCGGCTTGACGAGGTCTTTAGCGACTCGTTGCATCCGTCCGACCATGGACGTGTAAACCCGCGCGAGCACGAGGGCCCCCACGCGGGGGACCCCCGGCGGAAGGGCGACGGGCTGGCGCCGGTCGCCACCCTGTCTCGCGAGGAGGCCTTCGGTGCGGCCGCCTCAGCCCGTGAGAACGGCTTCAGCGTGGTGGACCACCCGGTCGAGAAGGCTGACGACTACCGCATCCCCGGCATCTGGGTCGATCCCGGCGGGGGCCGCGTGGTCACCTCGACTGAGTACGTCAACCCGATGCAGTACTGGGTGTCCACTGCCCGGTCGTTAACCCACTGGCGGATCTTCGAGTACTGCCTCACGCCGGAACGGCTGGAGTCCGCGGACTACGACTTCCTCAACCTGTTCGACGAGCACCGGCAGGTCCTCCGGTCGTCCCGGTGTCTCGGTCACCTCCCCGACAACCACGAGACGGTCGAGGAGTTCGTCGAGGCGCTCCAGGAGGCCCGGGACCACCTCGAAGAGCTGACGACGAAGCTCCACAACGGCGACTTCGAGGACGAGGACAGCTTCCGCGGCACGATCCTCCGGGACGCCCTCGGGCTGGCCGGGACGATCGTCCACATAATGGACCTCGTCGACGTCGACGTCGTTCGCGAGGTCCGCCTCCCGACGTTCAGCTCGGACTTCGACGCCGACCGCTGGGACGACCTGGTCCGGACGCTCACCATCGGCGCCGCGATCCAGTCACGGTACGCCCAGTTCTCGGCGTACCGGCAGCTGTTCGAGCAGCGGAAGCAGAAGCTCGACTGGACCATCTTCGCCGACGTCGACGCTGCGGACCCGGTCGGCGAGCTGATCGGCTCGTTCGTCCTGGCCGGGAACTTCGGCGCCGTCGACGGCGAGAAGCGGGCGGCGTTCGTCGACGACCTCGAGGCGGAGCTGCAGGCGCCGTCCGAGGTCCGGGACGATGCTCCCGAGTTCACCGTCGACATCCCGGTCCGGGCGTTCGAGTTCGACCGCGAGCAGTTCGCCGTCGCGACGTCCAGGATGGCCGGCGAGAAGAACCTCCGGCCGACCCGGGAGACCGTCTCGCTGCTCCGGCTGTTCACCGGGAACCCGTACGACGTCGCGACGGCACTCAACTGGCTGGAGACCGAGGACGTCCCTCGCGAACTCCGGCCGAGCGAGGTCCGGTTCGCGCTGTCGAAGCTGCCGGTCGACCGGCTCCTCCCGCACTGCTCGCCGGGCGGTCGGGCTATCGTGAAGGCGCTGCTCGCCGTCGACGAACCGCTGTCGACGGGCGACCTCGCCGACGCCGCCGGCGTGGCCCGGTCGACGATCTCCCGGAACGGCGAGGCCGCCGGCGACCGACTCCAGGCGCTCGGCCTCCTGGAGCAGACCGACGAGGGCTGGCGGCTCCCGATCGCGTTCCGGACCGACGCGGAGCGGTACGACGAGATCGTGCCGTGGCCCGTCGAGGACGCCGACCGGCTGTACGTCCGGGACGTCTTCTTCGAGGCGGCGATGGAGCTCGTCGACGACGCCGGGAGATGGGGTGACCCCGAGGATCCGGTCTGTGGCTGCTGGCTCAGCCTGACCGACGAGGGGCTGCCCGATCTCCGGCCGCTGCTCGAGCACTGGGAGTGGCTCGACCCCTGGGTCGACGTCCTCGAGGACGTCCTCGAGTCCCGGTCGATGCTCGTCACCGTCGACGAGTCCTACGCCACTACCGAGAGTGTCGTGTCGTTCGGTGCGAACCCGAAGCAGGCCAGCATCCAGGCCACCGCCGACACTGCCACAGCTCTATCTGATGACTAAAACAACCGACCTCTCCGAGTTGCCACCGAGCGCGAAGTATGTCTACCACGTCCTCGCGAACGAGGACGATGGCCAGCTCACGCGCAGCGAGCTGATCGAGGAGACAGACCTTCCGGAACGGACGATCGACGAGGCTCTGGATACTCTCAAAAACCGCGACTATGTGCTCACGTCGCGCAAATCCGGGGACCTCAGACAGGTTGTCTGCAGTATCCGCGACCATCCTGACACATAACTGGTAATGAAATCTCATATAGAACGACGGAAGTCGACGACCAGGTCGGGCTCGCTCTCAAGCCGCCGAGAGGTGGTGTCCTGCTCAGGCGCGGCTATCTCACATTCGGGTTCTCAAACCGTGATTCAACTCCCCGATGATCGACTTGAAATTCCGGACGACCCACGCCGAATCTTCAAGAAGGTCATCGCAGAGAACGACCACGTCTGTCAGGAGTGTTACCAACGCCTTCGTCGGTACCAGGAGTTCCCGTGGCGGGTCGGCGTCGAACGCCACAACGTACTTGCGTTCGTTGAGGAGGATCTCCCCGACGGTTCGGAATGGAACTACCTCGACCGCGAGTACTTCGAATCCATCAAACTCGAAGAGCGGCTCGGGCGCACGTACACCGACGCAGGGAAGGGAACGTACTGTACTGGCTGTGGCACCATGGATCCGCATCGATCACCGTCGACCCGGTCGGCGGAACGTGCTCGCGACGACGCAGTTCAGCTGACCGTGACGCTTCACGAGTACGGCGTCGATCACGACTGGGTCCATCTCGTCGAGCGCGTCCAGGAGCTGAAACGGCAGCCGGAGACGGCCGGCAACGACTTTGAGTGCTTCAAGCGAGCCACGGCCGAGGCAGTCGTCCGCGCGCAGCACCAGACCGACCCCCGACCTTAACCAACACGCTGGAACGCCCACGCTCGAATGTTGGTTAAGACTCGGGGATCCCCGATGACGTCGACGCCGATCGGCGCGCCCAGCTGTTCCCGGCGCCGCCGATGACCTCCGAGTGGCGCTCGGAGGCGCGCCGCCCGAGGGGACTGCTTGCATGCGTACCGCACATCGTCGAGTCGCTTCTCGCAGTGGTCCGAGGGCTGGCAGCATGTTACCGCGAGGACCGACGACTGGATGAGCTCGTTTCACTGGAACGACTTCGTTTCACCGCAGATTGCGCTTCGGAGCGTCAGCTGATCACCACCAACGCGCCAGGACCACGGCGAGCACGCAGTGACGGGATCGCCGACGGCACCCGCAGGAAAACTGCGGCACCGCCGGTCCGGTACCTGTGGCCTCGCGGGAAACCGCGCTGGCCTCGAGCCCGGCCTCCAGCTGCGAAACAGCACTCCGCCAGCCCGCCAACCCCCTACCCGTGTTCAGTACACTAACCCACCATGATCGACACCGAGACGCGCGCCCGAGTTGTTCGAGGCCACGAACACCAGCCCTCGGGGCTGGACGTCGCCGGTTCAAATCCGGTCTCGGGCGTCACGAATCGATCCCTTGGCACTTATGAATGACAGTAAGACGAAGAATCCGGTCGCTCGCGGGGTTCGCGGCAGTCATCACGCTGCTCGTCCTCATTGCGGCCGACACGATCCATCCCGGAATCTCGCTCAGTCTGCAAGACAAAGCCATCCTGATCAGTCTGATCTCGGCGCTCCTCGGCATCGACCTCGCCATCCACCAGCTCCCCTTCGAGGTCGCCAGCCGACCACGCCCGGACCAGGATGGGGACACCGGAGGGCAGGAGGATGACTGACCCGACACTCGTCGACATCCTTGGGACGATCGTGGGTTGCATCTGGATCAGTGCGGCGGTCTACTTTCAACTGATCCGGGAGCGCCCCGTCCACCCGGGGTATGTCGCGTCGCTGCTCCTAATCGGCGTCGCACTGATGCTGTCCTCGGCGGCCCTCCCGCTCGCCGGCCGGACGTCGACGATCCAGCTGCTCGGCGTGTTCGCGAACGCGCTGTTCATCGCGCTCGGCCTCGGCGTCTGGTACGCCCTCGAGATTTCCGCCGACCTTGAGGACGCGAAAACCTGCGACGCGGATACTGATCTCACCCAGCCATGACGCTCGTCGAAACCGCGACGGAGCTGATCGCGAACAACCTCGAGATCGCCGCACCTCTGGTCGCCCTCGCGGTGTCTTGGGTGCTCTACGGCGTCCTGGGGAAGCGGTTCCTCGGCGCCGACGATGACTACTGGCCGATGCTCCGCAATCGCGTCCTCCCTATCCTCGATCGGATCGGGGCGACGTCCGGACTCTACGCGAAGGGTCGCGTCATCGAGGACGAGTTCGTCGGCGTCGTGAAGATGCCCGAGGACGAGTTCGAGCTCGAGCTCGAAGCCGCGGGGTTCTATCGCAACCCCCTGAGCGCGGTGAAACGATCGCCGAACGGCTGGCACTCCGACGGCTCCTGGGCCCGCCGGTACGGCCGAATCCGCTGGCTCGGTGACGCCCTCCGGTCGGTGGACATCCCCGTCGCCGGACTCCTCGGGACGATGCTCGGCCGGTTCTTCCAGAGCGCCGGCGACATCTTCGCCCGCCGCCAGACCGACGTCACGATCTTCACCCAGACACGTAACGGCGAGCCCTGGATCTGGGTGTTCGCTCACGACGAGCCGAACTCCCTGAACCCGTTCACCGCGTGGCGCCACTACCTCGCGAAGACCTGGAACGCCGAGCGCGGCGCCGAGGAGGTCCGCGGCATCCTCGAGGAGCGCGACATCGACTACGACCCCGACCTCCCGCGGTGATTCGATGGGACGCAAGACGCTCACCATCCCGGAGGAGGTCTACGAGGACCTCGACGACGTCAACGGCGAGGACGAGTCGTTCGGCGACACGATCGCCCGGCTCGTCGACGTCGTCGAGAGCGGCGAACCCGGGGACGACGCCGGTGAACACGACCCGAACACACTCACTGAGGATCACATCCCCGACATCGCCGGCGCGACGGCCCGCGAGACGGCCGATATCCTCGAAGAACGCCTGCGGGGACGGTGAACACACGCTGAACACAGTGGACTGACACATGGGCTACGACTACACCTGCGATCGCTGCGAGGACGAGGGGGAGTTCCCTGGGTTCCTCGCCACCTTCAACAAGCGGACGTGGACGACAACACCGTTCGGAGAACTGATGCAGTCCCACGACTACGAGCTTGGTGACACCGTGACGCTCTGCCCGGACTGCGTCGAGGAGATCCTGATCCATGACTGACCCTCGGGCTTCTGGTCGAGCGCTCTTCTGGCGCGACCGCGACCCCGGCCGCTACCGCTGCCCAGGTTGCGGCCGCGGCCGCGACGAGGTCCAGGCGTTCCACGTTCATCACCTCGACGGGAACAAAGAGAACAACGCCGAGTCGAACCTCGTCGCGCTGTGCTCGTCCTGCCACCTCGGCGGCGAACACGGCCTCGATGTCGATGACCCCCGGCTACAACCC